GGCGGGTGGTGACCGGCCCGCCGATTCTTCACCCGAGCGGCTGGGTTGAGCCAGGCAAGCGCACCGTGGTGATCGACGAACAAATGGACCTCCCGAGACTTTCCCCATGAACACCGACCGACCAACCATCCCGTGCCGCTGCTGCAATGGCAGCGGGCGCGAAGCCCTTCCCCCCGAATACGCCGACACCATTGCCCTGATGCGAAAATTTTCGCATGGCGCGACCACGGCCGACCTGCTGGCCATGCCGATTCAGGCCATGGAGACGCGCACCGAACCCAACGCGCTGGCCATGCGCCTGAACCGCATGGAGCGGTGGGGGCTGGTGATTCGCCACGGGAAGCGCGGCAAGCTGATTGTGTGGGGCCTTGGCGCGGCACTGATGCCCAAGGCCAAGCCGTGCGCGTGCTGCGGCCACCGGCCCGAGTGGCGGCACAGCGGTGGCGGCGTGTGGCGGCTGGTGCACAGCAGCGACGCATGCCCCAACCGCGTGGTCGTGGCCGACGTGACGCCCGCCAAGGTGGCACGCCAGTGGAACACCAACAGCTTCAGGCGCATCCCATGACCCAGCCGCTGACCATTCACCGCGGCGACTGCCGCAAGGTGCTGCCGACGCTACCAACCGCCAGCGTCGATTGCGTGGTGACCTCGCCACCCTACTGGAACCTCCGCGACTACGGCACCGACGACCAGATCGGCCGGGAGCCGACCGTCGGCGAATTCGTGGAAACCATGGTGGCGGTGTTCCGCGAAGTGCGCCGGGTGATGACGCCCACGGGCACCTTGTGGCTGAACCTCGGCGACAGCTACGCCGCACAGGCCGGTGGCAGCCAAGGCAAGACCAGCCAGCGGGCAGGCCGACGCCACACCCAGCGCATGGAGACGAAAGGCGGGCTTCCCCGCAAGAACATGGTGGGCGTGCCGTGGCGCGTGGCCTTCGCCCTTCAGGATGACGGGTGGATCCTGCGGCAAGACATCATTTGGAACAAACCCAACCCCATGCCCGAGAGCGTGCGCGACCGTTGCACGAAGGCCCACGAATACATTTTCCTCCTGACCGCAAGCCCCCGCTACTACTTCGACGCGGCAGCCATCGAAGAGCAGGTGACCGGCAACGCGCACGCACGGGCACCGATGACCCATCAAGGCGACGCCCTTCCCTATCTGCTGGACGGCATCGAAGCCGCCGATGGCAAGGCCCGAGGCGTGAACCCCAAGGCGGAAATCGGCGGATTCAAGACGCGCCAGAATGCCAGCTTTTCGGCGGCCGTGGTCGACCTGGTGGAAAACCGAAACAAGCGGAGCGTGTGGACGGTGCCGACAACGCCGTTTCCCGGGGCCCACTTCGCGACTTTCCCGCCCGACCTGATCAGGCCATGCGTGCGGGCCGGATGCCCGGCCGGTGGCGTGGTGCTTGACCCCTTCGGCGGGAGCGGCACCACGGGCATGGTGGCCCTCGAGGAAGGCCGCAGGGCGGTGCTGATCGAGAGCAACCCCGAGTTTGCCGACATGGCGGCCGGCCGCGCCAACCCCGCAGCGATTCACCCCACCCTTGGCATCTGATGTTTCACGAACGCTTCGCCATCACCACCGAACTGCGGGAGTGGACCGCCCGGCGACTGGCAGCCGCCAAGCGTGCCGTGCAACGCGAAGCCGACGCCATGGCGCTCTTCCCCGAGCTGCGGCGCTTCCACACTGAGGAAGAGCGGATGACCCAACAGGACGGCAACTACCTGCGACTCGCCGCGGCGCTTCGCAAGGGCAAGGCCAGGTGCTGGCGCGACTGCCGCCGGATCCTGCGGGAGCTGCCAGCCGACATCCGCGCCCGGGTGCTGGCCAAGTGGGAAACCCGCTACATGCCGGGAAGCCCCGAAAACCTGCATGCCACCATCCTGATGGAAGCTGGCGAGCCGCACACCAGCCGCCTGCGGGCCGAAGCCATCGCCAGGCTGATGGCCGAGCACCAGCCCGGCAACGGCCGCAGGAAGCGCCGGAAAAGGCGCGGCAAGGCGAGGAAATGAGCCATCGCCCACCCGTTTGCGCTTGGCGAGGCCCACGGCGCTGGGTAAAGGGTTGGCCGTGCAACTCGAAATCCGAATGGTGCCGGTGGCGTGCCTGAACCCAGCCCCCTACAACCCCCGCAAAAAGCTGCGCCGCGGCGACCCCGAATACGAAGACATCGCCAACAGCATCCGCGAATTCGGGCTGGTGCAAAACCTGGTGTGGAATGAGCGCACCGGCCACCTGGTCGGCGGCCACCAGCGGTTGACGGTGGCCCGCAACGAATTCAACGCCCACGAAATGCCGTGCGTGGTGGTGCAACTCGACGACGCGGCCGAAAAGCGCCTGAACATGATGCTGAACCGCATCGGGCAAGGCCTTTGGGACATGGGCAAGCTTTCCGAGCTGGTGCAAGGCCTGAACTCCGACGCCGTGGACGTCTACGGGCTGGGATTCACCGCCGCCGAAATTGAAGAGCTGCTGGGCACCAAGCCCAAGGCCACGAAGCGCGACCCCGACGACGAAGTGCTGCCCCCGAGCAAGCCGAAGACGCGCCCGGGCGACCTCTTCCAATTCGTGAGTGCCGACGGCCACCCCACGCACTGGCTGCTTTGCGGCGACAGCACCGACCCGCACGACGTTGACCGGCTGATGAACGGCAACCGCGCACGCATCCTTTTCACCGACCCGCCCTACGGCGTGGACTACGACAACAGCCAGCGGGGCGACGGCCGCAAGGCCAAGGGCAAGATCGCCAACGACGCGCTGACCACCACCACGCTGGTGGACTTCCTGACCGCGTGTTTCCGCAACGCCCATGCCCACACCATGGGCGAGTGCGCCGCCTACGTGTTCCTCGCCAGCAAGTGCCACATCGAATTCGAAACGGCGCTGCGGGCGGCCGGGTGGGAAGTGCGGCAGCAACTGGTTTGGGCGAAGCACCTCGCGCTTTCGCGGGCGGATTACCACTGGGCGCATGAGCCCGCGCTCTATGCCGCCAAGGCGGGCAGCACCACGCCGTGGTTTGGCGACCGATGCCAGACAACGCTTTTTGCCGATGACCGGCCGCCCTTCGCCACGATGAAAAAAGACGAGCTGGTGGCGCTGCTGGAATCGATGACCAGCGCGGGCACCGTGTGGGATGAGAAGCGCGACCCCTCGAGCCAATACATTCACCCGACGCAAAAGCCGGTTTCGCTGGCCCGGCGGGCGATGCGAAACAGCACCCTGCCCCGTGACAACGTGCTGGACCTTTTCGGCGGCAGCGGCAGCACCCTGGTGGCGTGCGAAATCGACGGCCGCAACGCCTTCCTGATGGAGAAAGACCCCGGCTTTTGCGACGCCATCGTGCAACGCTACTTCGAAACCTTCGACGAAGTGCTGGTGATGAAGAACGGCGAGGAACTGAACCCCCTGACCTTTTGCCCGAATGAGTGATCAAGACGACCTGGTGGAACGGCTGGCCGAAGCCGCCGCAGCACGGCTGGCCGAGCACTGCGACAGCGTCGTGGTGATTGTGACCTACGCCCGCCCCGCCGAAGGCCCCGAGGGACCGCGCACGGGCATTTACAAGGCCGGGCGCGGCAACTTCTACGCCCAACAGGGAAGCACTGCCGAGTGGCTGCGAAACAGCCGTGAGCAAACCGACTACCCGACGCCGGATCCCGGCGACGACGACGACGGCGAGCAGTGGAAGGGGGCCGAAGCATGAGCAAGGGACGCGGCCGGCCGAGCAAGCTCACGCCCGAGATTCAGGACAAGATTTGCAACCTGATCCGGGCCGGGCACTACTTCAACACCGCGGCAGCCGCTGCGGGGATCCACGAAGCGACCTTTCACGAATGGAAGGCCAAGGGCGAAACCGCGAAAAGCGGGCCATTCCGCGAATTCTGGATGGCCGTCAAGGAAGCCGAGAGCCAAAGCGAACTGCTGCTGGTCGACAAGATTCTGAAGGAAGGCGGGCCGAAGGGTGCGCTTGAAATCCTGAAGCGCCGTTTCCCCGAGCGATGGGGCGACAGGCACCGCCTCGAGCACAGCACCCCCAACGGCCCGATTGGCGTCCACGGCACGGGCACCGCCGCCGGTTCACCGGCCGTCACGGTGGTGATCGGCGACAAGGCCGACGTGTGGCAAAGCAATGGCTACACCGAAGCCGAGACGCTGACCGAAGACGAGCTGGCCGCCATGAACCCCGACTGATGGCCAAGACCCGCAAGAAACTGGCAGCCCGACCGCCCGCACTGCCGAAGATGATCGGCAGCGAATGGGCAAACCGGAAAGCGTGCGAGCGCAAGCGCGGCTTCGACCTGAAGGTGAAGGCCGAAGTCGTGGCGCTGGCCATCATGAACCACAGGAACCGCAGGAAGCGCCCGGCATGGCCGCTGCGGGCCTACCACTGCCCCGTGTGCGGCAAGTGGCACCTGACCCACAAAGAGCAGATCCCAAGGGAATGAGCGTGGCCCCGAGACATTCCGACCGCGTGGAATACCGCCTGCAGCCGCAGCAGGCGAAGGCCTTCACCGTGCCCGCCAACGAAATCCTTTACGGCGGGGCGGCCGGTGGCGGCAAAAGCCACTTGATGCGGATCGACGCCATTTACTGGTGCCAGCAGGTGCCAGGGCTTCAGGCCTACATCTTCCGGCGCAACTACGGCGACTTGCGGCTGAACCACATGGAAGGCCCCACCAGCTTTCCCGAGCTGCTGGCCCCACTGATCAGGGCCGGGAAGTGCGAGATTGTGGCCGAGGAAATCCGCTTCGACAACGGCAGCAAGATCCACCTTTGCCACCTTCAATACACGAAGAGCCTGCAAAAATACCAAGGGGCGGAAATCCACTGGCTGGGGATCGATGAGCTGACCCACTTCGAGGAAAAGCAATACCGCTACCTGCGGGGCCGGGTGCGCCTCGGCGGCCTGAAGGTGCCCGACGCCCTGAAGCACCGGCTGCCGCGCATCGTGTGCGGCACCAACCCCGGCGGGATCGGCCACAACTGGGTGAAACGCTGCTTCATCAAGCTGGGGCCCATGCGCGTGGTGCAAATGCCGAAAAAGGAAGGGAACATGCGCCGCGTGTTCATCCCCGCCAGGCTGGAAGACAACCCGGCGCTGATGGCCAACGACCCGGACTACGAAAGCCGCCTCGAGGCCTTGGGCGACCCCCTGCTTGTGCGTGCCATGCGGGAAGGCGACTGGGACGTGGTGGCCGGGGCGATGTTCGGCGAGGCATGGCGCAAGAGCCGCCACGTGTGCAAGCCCTTCCCCATTCCGGTGGACTGGAAGGTCTGGCGCGGGGCCGACGACGGCTACGCGGCACCGGCGGCCTGCTACTGGCTGGCAGAGAACCCGAACACCGGCACGATTTACGTGGTCGACGAACTCTACAAAACCGGGATGCTGCCCCACGACTACGCGCAACGGGTGCTGGAAAAGGACGGCAACCTCGAGCGCGAAGAAAACGGCGAAGCGGTGCTGAACACCGAACGGCTTGACGGCCTGATGGACGCCGCGGCATTCGCCAACACCGGGCAGAGCGACACCCCACGCGGGCCGCAGATCGTGAAGGCCGGGGCCAAGTTTCGGCCGGTCGAGAAATGGCCGGGATCCCGGGTGCACCGCGTGCAAGACTTCCACCGCCGACTTGGCACCAACGAACGCGACCCCGACAAGGGCCCCGGCATTGTGTTCTTCGACCGCTGCCGCAACGCCATCGAAACCATTCCCACGCTGCCACGCGACCCCAACAACATCGAAGACGTGGACACCGACGGCGACGACCACGCCTTCGACGGGGTTACGTATGGGCTACAGTGGAAGTCACAAAAGGTGACAAGAAAGCGCGTGAATTCCTGAAAACGCGCTCGCCTCGTTTGATGGATTGCGCTACGCTTGGCGGATGCGACCAACCATCATTTCAGACACGAAGCAGGTTTTCAACGGCATGGCCTACTACCTTTGCGGGCAATACTTCCAGCGCGATGGGGTGCGGCTTCACCGCGTGGTGTGGGAAGCGGCCAATGGCAGGCCGGTGCCAGACGGCTACCACGTGCACCACAGAGACGAAGACCGCTCCAACAACAACCCGGAAAACCTTCAACTGCTGGAAGGTGCCGAGCACGTAAGTGCGCACGGCAAGGCCAAGACCACGGATGCAGAGCGGGCGGCACGGTCGCGAAACGCCAGGCGGTTTGCCACACCCGCAAACCGCCTGATTCCAAGAGAGAAGCGCTCGGCAGCTTCGAAAGCCGGGTGGAACGGCCGCGAACCGATCAAGACCACGTGCCAAGAATGCGGCAGCCCATTCGATTGCTATCGGCCGACGGTGGCCAAGTTTTGCAGCGCCGCATGCAGCCAGCGGGATCTTCGGAAACGCCGCAAAGCCGACCTGAAGAGCTGATGCGAAAATTTTCGCATGGCGTGGAAAAGCGCCGGAAAAGGCGCATTTCTCTTGACTCATTCGGCGCTTTGAGTCCAGAAACACCGCGTGAACCGCCGGTGAACTTGTGGCAAAAGGCTTTCCCCGCTTCGCGGAGGGGTAAAAACCTTAGCCAATCGCCATTCCCGCGAGTTGGACCCCTGGTCTTCATGAGCGGTTCACACCAACCACCAAGACCGATGACAACCATACGACGATTGATTGCCCGCTTTTTTCCGAAGAAAGCGCCAGCCCCCAAAGGCCCGCAGCCGCCAACGCATCCGAATTGTCGGTGCACGGTGCTGCCCGATTACTTGCGCCGCCACATGGAAGCCCAAGACCGGGGGGACTTCCGGGCATGAGCGATGCGAAAATTTTCGCATTCCGCGACCAGCAGCCCGAGGCCTGCGAACTGCGGGTGCTGACCGTGCGCGACCCGTGGGCGACCATGATCGCGGCCGGCCGCAAGCAGTGGGAAACCCGCACGCGGAAAACCCAGTTTCGCGGGTGGGTGGCCATTCACGCCGGTGTGGCCATGACCCGGCCGCAGATCGAGCTTGCCAAGCACTTGGGCTTGGATCCCCGCGACCTCGCCACGGGGCGCGTGGTGGCCATTGCCGAGCTGGTGGCGACCATGCGCACGGTGGACATGGACGCCGCGAACTTTGGCAAGGGGATCAGCGACGAAGAGCGCCTGCTTGGCGACTACACGCCCGGCCGGTGGGCGTGGAACCTCCGCAGCGTGCAAGCCTTCCGTGGGCCGAAGCTGAAGGGCAAGCTTGGGCTCTGGAAGCCGACCGAAACCCAGCGTGCGCAAATTTTCGCATGCTACCGCCGCACCTTTTCCCAACACTGAAATGCCGACACCAACCGAAACCATCGAACACGCCGCCAAGCGTGCCCGCGACGCCGCCGACGACTTCACGCTGCTGCATGGAGTAAAACCCAACGCCCTGATGGCCGGGCAACGCTACGTGGCCGCCATCGTGCAAGCCACCCAAACGCTGGGGATGCTTGGCCAGGCGAAGACCATCAACCAGTTGCTGCCCGAGTGCCCGAAGCTGAAGCAGCGCATGATTGGCGGCATGCCCATCATCATTTCCAACCGCGACGACGACCACCTTGCCGCCGTGCTGGTGGGTGACCTCGCCATGCTGGAAGCCAGACCCCAACCCCAACCCGCAAAACGATGATCCGACGACACAACACCATCAGCCTTGCCGCCATGCTGGCGGCCGTGGCCGCACCCGACTTTGCCGCAGAGCTGGAAGCCTCGAGCAAGGCCGTCAACCTTCACGTGGTGAAGATTCCGCAGGGCCTTGCCGTGGCCACCTACCACAACGCCAGCAGCCAAGAGACGGTGCGCATTTTCGTGCGCGACGCCGGGGTGATCGCCCGCGACCTGCCAGGCAAAGGCCCCACGAAATTCAGACTGACCCGCGTCGAGCCCGCCACGCCGGGCTTTCTGGAATGGTATGTTGACGGCCGGATCTGGCCCGACATCCGCCGCGAATACTACCGGCCCGAGCCGTGGGAAGTGCTGGCGTGGGGATGGAGCCCCGAGGCGGTCGAAAGCATTGCCGCCGGTGCGCTGGTGCTGCGGGAAATCGGCAAGGCGAGCTGCCGCGGCTGCGGCAAGCCCCACTGGCAGCACGAACGCGACGACGAACGCAAGGTTTGCGTCGACTGCGACGGCAAGGAAGCGCCGAAGCTGCGGCCGAAGCAAGGCCGGTGGAATGGCGAGCCGTGCGAGGCCCTGCGGGGCACCGTGATCGTGGGCCACGTGGCAAGCCCGACCTGGTGGTGCGCCGGAATGGAAGGCCAGCGCCGCAAGTGCGTGCGAGTCGCGGCCGGCGGGGAAGTGTTCTTCCTCGATGACGAAGACGGGCGCGGCACCCTGAAGGTTTACGAACGCGGGGGCGGCCCCGACAGCTACCACGCGAGCATCCCCGTCGATGACCCGGGCACTTTCGAGCTGACCGACGACGGGCCGCTTGAACCCGTGGAAACCGTGGCCGCCAAGGTGCTGCCGTTCATCGCCCCGCCGCGGACAGGCCGAAACGAGCTTTGCCCGTGCGGATCCGGCCAGAAATTCAAAAAGTGCTGCGGCCGATGATTGCGAGCGAAGCAAACCGCGCCATCCTGCGGGCGCTATGGCACCGCCACTGCGAAGACGTGGCCGCCGCCGAAGTGAACGTGCCGACGGCCACGGGCAAGGGCGTGACGAGCCAGCGCATGGACTTTCTGGCCATTGCCCCGAGCTGGTCGAAACCCCGCGTGATCTGCTACGAAGTGAAGGTGGACCGCCGCGACTTCGTGCATGATACGAAGTGGCAAGCCTACCTGAAGACGTGCCACGAATTGATTTTCGTCACCAAGGCCGGGGTGGCGACGCTGGCCGAGATTCCCGAGGAAGCCGGATGGCAGGAATTGAGCGCCAACGGCAAGGTGCTGATGACCCGCAAGAAAGCACCACGCCACAAGCTGGACGTGAACGTCGAAGCCGGGCTTTACAAGCACCTCCTGATGCGGATCGGCAAAAAGGGATTCGTGCCCAACCGCGAATTCTTTGAAGACTGGCTGCGCACGAAGCGCGAAGAGCGCGTGCTCGGCCGCATGGTGGGCCGGGAGCTGGCCGTCACGGTGGCCGAGCGCCTGCGCACGATGAAACGCGACGTGGACGCCGCCAACGCCCGCAGCGAAAAGCTGGAAGGCATTCGCGAAACCCTGAAGGCGCTGGGGATCCCCAACCCCGACACGTGGGCCTTGCACCAGCTTTCCTATGGCTTGGAACGCGAGCTGAAGCGCCGCCTGCATGCACAGCAGATCAGCGGGGCGCTGGCGGAAGTGCCGCGCCTGAGTGACGAAATGAAGGCGCTGGCGCAAAACCTCGGGCGCGTGGGCGACCTGCTGCGCAAGATCGACGACGCCGCCCGGGAGGAAGCCGAGCGCAACCCCGCCGCCTGACCATGCCCGTCGATTGGAGCCGATACCCCGACAACTGGCCCCGAGTGGTGCGCGTGATCCGCCGCCGCTCGGGGAACCGGTGCGAGTGGTGCCAGGCTGCCAACGGCGAGCCCCACCCGGTGACCGGCAGCCGCGTGGTGCTGACCACCGCCCACCTCGGCGAGCCCTACGCCATGGGGGCCGACAAGCACGACAAGCGCGACATCCGCGCCGAAAACTTGGCGCACCTTTGCCAGCGGTGCCACCTGAACCACGACCGCGAAGAACACCGTGTGAATGCTTCGCGCACAAGAGCCGAAAGGCAGGGCGCTGGCACGCCGCTGATGCTCTAAAAATAAAGGCTCGCCAGAAACCGGCCAGCGTGTTAATAACCCGGCAACAACTTTCCCAACCCCACACCGATATGACCGACAACAACAACCTGGTGGCGTTTCCCGCCACGATTCCACAAGAGGGCCACGAATGGGTGGCCGCATTCCGCCAGCCCGTGCCCATGCAAGGGATGGCCAACCTCTGCAAAGCCATTGCCGAGTGCTACGGCGAAGACGCGAAGATTTCACCCACGGGTGAATGGATCGCGGTTTCCGGCAAGCGCCCCGGCGAATTCAAGCCGACGACGCGGCCGGCGCGAAACTGGCGCGTCTGCGAAGTGCACCCGGAAGACGCCGACGACGGCGGGGTTTTCACGGCGATCACGCCCGAGCTGGCCGCCGCGGCGATGCTGAAGCGCCACCCCAGCGTGGCCGACTTCGACCGCCTTTACGTGTGGCCCGACGGCGAAGCGCCAGGCCCCGACAACCTGCTTTTCGTGCCCACCAAGGCCCTGCAATTCGCCGAAGCTGCGATGGCCAAGAAAGTGCCCGAGGAAGAGGAACTGCCGCTGCGCAAATGCGACTGCGGGCAAAGCATGGAGTTTGACAGCGACGTGCACAGCAACGGGATCGGCGACTACTTCGTGAAGTGCCCGTGCTGCGGTGCCGAAAGCAGCCAGGTGCAATGCGAGGGCCGACGGCAGGCCGTTGAACGATGGAACGCCCGCACCATGAAAGGCCACGATTTCGAAGGATAACCCCCAACCCCACACCAACCCCATGAACTATCAGAAAACCATTGTCGGCGGGCGATTCACCCACGACCACGAACTGCGCTACACCCCGAAGGGCACCGCCGTGCTTTCCAACACCATCGCGGTGAACCGCACGGCCAAGGACGCCGCAGGCAACAAACAGGAATCCGTGACCTACTTCGACGTCAAGGCGTGGGGGCTGACTGCGGAAAACCTTCACAACTACACCGGCAAGGGCTCGCCGATTCTGGCCGAAATGCGGATGGAAAACGAGCGGTGGGAAGACAAGCAGACCGGCCAGCCGCGAAGCAAAAACGTCTTCGTGATTGAAACCTTCAGCTTCGTGGAAAGCGCCAAGGACGCCGCACAGCGCGGCGAGCAACGCCCGCGGGATGGACAGCAGCGCCAGCAGCCGCAAGGCCAGCCACAGGGCGGCCAGCCGCAGCGTGGCCAGCCACAAGGTGGCCAAACGGGATTCCAAGACACCTTCGACGAAGACGACGATATTCCCTTTTAGAAAGGGACTTTTCACCTTGACCGGAAAAGACCCGGCGGCGATGCTGCGGCCCCATGGATGACCTGAAAACATGCTTCAAATGCGGAGTTCCCAAACCACGATCCGAGTTCTACGCGCACAAGCGAATGGCAGACGGCCTTCTTGGAAAGTGCAAGGCGTGCACCAAAGCCGACACGGCCGCCAATGCGGCCCGCCAGATGGCCACCAACCCGCTTTTCCAGATCGTGGAAGGTGCCAGGCAACGGGCCAAGGCCGAGCGCCGACGGAAGGAAGGCAAGGCTTCACCAGTGAAGGCGGAAACCGTGAAGGCATGGCGGCAACGCAACCGCGAAAAGGTGCGTTGCCACAGCGCCGTGGCGAGGGCCATCAGATCCGGCAAGCTGGCGCGTGGGCCGTGCGAAGTGTGCGGCACCACCGACAACGTGCACGCACACCACGACGACTACAGCAAGCCGCTGGAAGTGCGCTGGCTATGCGCCGCCCATCACAGCTACACGCACACCGACTTTTGACCGATGGCCAGCAGCAAGCGAATCGACAAGGTGCCCCGCGCCGTGCGGGAGCCGGAAAAATACGTGACCATCACCGGAGTGGCCGACCCCGTGCCGCTCCGGTTTGTGGGTGCCGCCTGCCCCGGATGCGGGCGAGCGATTACCGACGGGGGCGCATTCCTGAACCATGAACGGAAAACCATTGAATTTTGGCGCTGCGCGTCGTGCGGTGGCTACGCTTTCGAGCCTTACCCCGAGATCCGGGCCGACCCGCCCGGCCACTGCGGAGCTGGCGCGACTGCTGGCTGATGCCGCCGAAGCCGCCACGGGCGTTCCTGCATGGCAGGTGATGGGCCGTGGCAGGCCTGCGAAGGTGGCCATCGTGCGGCAAGTGATCTACTTCATTTTGCGGGAGTGCTGCGCGGCGACGTGGGAGGAAGCGGGGGCGGCATTCGACCGCGACCACGGCACGGCAATCCACGGCCACCGGGTGGTTTCCACCATGCTGAAGGTGGAAGCCGACGACAGCCACAGGCCCACGGCCGCGCTGATTCGAAACCTTTGCGCCGCCACCGAATTGCCGGTGCCGAAAGCGGCCGACGAAACGCCGGGCTTGTAAGAATGCCAGGGGCTTGTCATGGTGGCGCATCGCCCGCACCGCCATGGCCGCCAAACCGAAAACCATCCCTTACACCGGAAAGCCCGCCAACGCCAAAAGCGCGGCGACATACCGGGCCGAGCATCCCGACTACGTGGCATCCCTTTCCCGATGGGAACGCATTCGCGACGTGGTGGGCGGATCCGACGCCGTGAAGGCCAAGGGCACCACCTACCTGCCCGCCCTGCATGAGCAGGAATCGAAGGATTACGAACGCTTCAAGACGCGGGCCGTGTTCTTCAACGCGACCGGGCGCACCCTTTCCGCGCTGGTGGGCCTGCTGATGCGCAAGACCCCCGAGCTGGCCAACGACGACGCGCTGGCCGACTTCATGGCCGACGTGGACGTGCAAGGCACCGCCTTCAACGAATACGTGCGCACCGTGTGCGAGGAAATGAACGGGCCGGGCCACGGCGGCACCCTGATCGATTGGAGCGACGAAGAATCCCGCCCGTATTTCGCGCACTACCTTTCCGAAGACGTCACCAACTGGAACGTCGAGCGACTGAACGGCCGCAACGTGCTGACCATGCTGACCCTGCGGGAAACCGGGCACACGCTGAACGCCACCACCCTCGAGCACGACGAAACCGAAACTTTCCGCGTGTTCCGGCTGATCGACGGCCGGGTGGAACTGGAAGTGACCGTCTGCATTTCCGGCGCTGAAAGCCGCAGCGAAACCAAGGAACTGAAGCGCCGCGGCAAAGCCCTGCCCGCCATCCCCTTTGTGTTCCACACCCTGAAGGGAAACAAGCCGACCGTGTGCAAGCCGCCGCTGGAAGACATGGCGGAAATCAACCTTTCGCACTACCGCACCAGCGCGGACTTGGAAAACGGCCGCCACGTGGCCGGGCTTCCCACACCCTACGCTTTCGGCTTCGACCCCAAGGAAGACCTCACGATGGGCACCACGCATGCGTGGATTTCCGACAACACCGAAGCCAAGGTGGGCTTTCTGGAATTCACCGGCAGCGGCCTGACCGACCTCAAGGACGCGCTGAAGGAAAAGCAAGAGCAGATGGCCATCATGGGGGCCCGCATGATCGAGCCCCAAAAGAACGAAGCGGAAACCTTCGGCACGGTGAAGCTGCGGGCCGATGCCGAGCAAAGCACGCTGGTGAACGTCGCCGAAACCGCCAGCGCCACACTGAGCCTTTGCCTTCAGTGGGCAGCCTGGTGGATCGGCACCGCGGCGACGCCACGCGACCTTGCCGAAAGCAACTACATCGTGCTTTCCACCGACTTCGTGGGCGCGAAGATGGACGGCCAGACCTTCACCGCGCTGGTGGGTGCCCTCCAGATGGGCGCGATTTCGTGGCCGACGTTCTTCTACAACCTGCAGCAAGGCGAGGTTTACAAGGACGGCTGGACAGAGGAAGACGAAGTGGACGCCATGGCCAAGGCCCCGGTGCTTACCCCGCCGAAGAGCCCCGAGCCGAAGCCGGATCCGAACGCCGACCCAGGCAAGCAGGGCGGTGGCGCGGCCGGCGCGTGATGCGCAAATTTTCGCACCCCCTGACCGATGGCCGACAACATCACCACCCAACTGGCCGATGAAGCCAAGGCGCACACCATTGACCTGCTGCGGATCGAAGCGGGGATGCGCAAGCAGGTGGTTGGCATGCTGGAAGAGCTGGAAACCGACCTGCTGAAGCAACTGGCCAGCACCGACCTGACCACGGCCAAAAAGGAACGGCTTCAGGCCTTCCTCGAGCAAACCAGCGCCCAAGTTTCCAGCGCCTACAAGCAGATCGCCGACATTGGCGAGGCGAACCTCGAAAAGGTGGCGACGATTACCAGCAAGCAGACGGCCAAGAGCCTTGACGCCAGCCTGAAGGTGAACCTCGGCACCGTGCTTTCCCCGCAGCAACTGACCGCCATCGCACGCGGGCCGGTGGTCGAAGGCAGCCCCATGAAAGACTGGTGGGAAGGCCAAGACATTGCCGCGCAACGGCGCTTTCGCGGGGCGATTCAGCAAGGGCTTTTGCTGGGTGAAGACATGGCGGCCATTCAACGGCGCGTGCGCGGCACCAAGGCCAGCGGCTACAGCGACGGGGCGCTTTCGGTTTCCAAGCGCGAAGCCCAAGCCCTGACCCGCACCGCGGTGCAATCGGTGGCCAACCAAGCGAAGCTGGACACCCTGAAGGAAAACGACGACGTCGTGAAGGGCATCGAATGGGTGGCGACGCTGGACGCCCGCACCACGAAAACGTGCATGGCGCTGGACGGCAAGCAGTGGCGCTTGCCCGACCTGAAGCCCATCGGGCACGACAAGCAGTTTCCCGGGCCGGTGGCGCACTGGGGATGCCGCAGCACGCAAGTGGCGGTGACCTATTCGTGGGCCGAGCTGGCGAAAAAGAAGCTGGCCGCCAAAAAGGGCGCGACCTTCCAAGAGGCCTTCCAAAAGCGGCTGCAAGAGCAGGGATTCACGCCCGAGGAAGCCGCCAAGATCGAAGCCAACCAACGCGCCAGCATGGACGGCCAAGTTTCCGATTCCAAGGACTGGCAGGCGTGGCTGAAGGGCAAGGGCGACGAATTCGCACTCGAAAAGCTGGGCCCCGGGCGCTTCAAGCTTTGGAAGGAAGGCAAGCTGACCCTTTCCGACCTGACCGACCAGCAGGGCCGGGAGCTGACCCTTGCCGAGCTGGAAGCCGCAATCGACGGCGGCAAACCCGCGCCCGAGACTGAAGGCCGCACCTTCGACTTCAAGCCGTCGGGTGGCGTGCCGAGCTACACCGCCGCACAGGAAGCCGCCGCCAAGGTGGCCGTGATGGCAGAGCAGCAGCAGGCCGCCGCCGCGAAGCTGGCCGAATATAAGGCGACCGCCGAAGGCCAGACGCTGAAAAACAAGTGGGCGAAAAAGGTCGACAGCGAACTGGGGGACGCCCCGGCCGCTGACAAGGTGGCGTGGGTGGAAGCCAAGGCCGCCGAAGAGCAGGCGGCGAAGAGCAAGGCCAGCGTGCTTTCCACGGCCAAGAAAAAGCTGCTGGCGGGCGAGGCACCGACCCCGGCGCAACAAAAGCTGATCGACAGCCTCACGCCCGAGGAAAAGCAGAATTTCGACGAAGCGGTGGCCGACGCCAAGGGCGCGGTGGCCGCCAAGCTGGCCGAAGACAACGCCGCGCAAGAACTGAAGGCGATGGCAGCGACCGGGCACCCGCTGGAAAAGCAGGCCGCAGCAACCGCGCCGATGAACGGCGGCAGCGCCGTCGAGCAACTGGCATTCGCCAAGGCCGACGCCAGCAGCAAGGCGCTTTCGACCCTGCAGCAGATTGCCACGGTGCCCGAGGGCCAGACGCTGAAGCACAAGAGCCTTGCCCAACTGCTGGGGGTGAAAGACGTCCAGACCGGCGACGCGATGACCAAACTCGCGAGCCACCCCGAGCCGTTGGAACTGCTGAAGCAGGTGGAAACCACCGCCGCCGAAAAGCAGGCACAGGCGAGCGCCGCGGCGAAGATCAGCGGGGCGAAAAAGAAGTGGCTGGCCGGGGAGCCATTCACGGCCGCACAGCAAGCCGCATGGGACACGCTGGCACCAGAGCAGCAACAAAGCTACCTCGACACGTGGGCCGAGCTGAAGGCCAAGGCCGTGCCCACGGTGCCGCCAGCCGCAGCCGGTGGCCAGACGCTGACCGCGCCCGACATCACGCCGCACGGACCAACGAATCAAGATACGTTGATCCCGCCGCCCGACGGGCTGGTGAAGCTGCAAGACCTGAGTGGATCCACCAAGCCGATTCTGACCGAAGACCCGGTGACCGGCAAAAAGTGGGTGGTGAAGGATTCCAGCCGGGGCGGTGGTGGCCCTGACCACTTCCAGAGCGAAGCGCTCGCCGATGCCCTTTACCGGGCCGCCGGTGCCAACGTGCCCGCTTCCGCGGTGACGATGAAGGGCAAGGCCGCCATCAAGGTGGCCGAATACCTGGAAGGCGGCCAAACCCTTGGCCAGTGGCAGCAGGGGAAGAGCAAGGCGGAAATCGACGCGATGAACCGCAAGCTTCAAGACCACTTCGTCACCGACGCGCTGCTGGCCAACTGGGACGTGGCGGGCCTTTCCAACGACAACATTCTGGTGCTGAAGGATGGCACGCCGGTGCGGATCGACAACGGCGGGGCGCTTTTCTTCCGCGCCCAAGGCGGTGCCAAGAAACTGCCGCCGGAAGTGGCCGAGCTGAAGACGCTCCGCGACGCCAGCCTGAACCCGCAGACTGCGAAAATTTTCGCAGGCATCACCCAAGACCAGATCAACAGCCAGATTTCCGACCTGGTGGCCCGCAAGGCGGCGATTCTGGACGCCGCGAAGATCGACCCCAAGGTGCAAGCCGCGCTGAAGGCCCGCCTCGAGTGGCTGGAAAAGCAACTGCCAGCCGATGCCCGGAAAACCCCGGCCGCCGACCTCGCGCCGGCCGCGCCAGGCCAGATTCCCGCCGACATCGCCAAGCGGCTGGACACCGGCAAGCGCGGGGCGGGCACCGCACTGGTGGGCGACGGCGACGCCATCGAAGACCAGCAAATCGTCGTGTGGCGGGAGAAAAGCCCGGCCGGTGAAACGCTGGTGAAGATGGAAGCCGACCTGACCATTGAAGGGAGCAACCGCATCATGAAGGTGCTGGAAGCCGCGGGGATCGACACCGCCAGCAAAGGGGCCGCCTCGAGCCCCTACGCCGCGCCCAAGCCCGCGGGCATGCACCCGGCTGATGACTACTGGTCGAAGATTGAGGCGGCAGCCAAGACGGTTTCCACGCACGCCGCCGACGGCAACTACAACGCGGCGACGCTGGCCAACTACGAAGCCGCCAAGGTGGAACTGCTGAAGGCCGCCAACGACCCGGCCACGGCAGCGGATCCGCAAAAGGTGGCCATGCTGAAGCACTACGCCGACGCCGTGGCGAAGATCGACGCCGCCAAGGCCGCAGGCAAGGCACTGGTGAAAGGCGAGCTTTCCAGCTACGTGGTGCCGCCAGGCTGGAAGCCACCGACCGCCAAGGCGAAAGCCGCCGACGGCGATCTGGACGGGTGGGCCGTCACGCGGCTGGACCGCTTCGACTTCACGGTGAAGGAACTGAAGGGCGACATCCTGACCGACACCGGAGTGGTGAACCGCACCGCCGACCATGGCCGGATTTTCCGCATTTCGAAAGGCCCGGTGGAAGTCACGGTGCTGGCCTACCGGGAAGACGCAACCACGGGATCGGGCAGCAAGCGGAGCATGCAAGGCACGCTGCGGGTGAACATCAAGGGCACCGACGACCCGGCCGCCATCGAAGCCGGGCTGCAAGCCATTCACAAGCTGGGGATCGATGCCGCGCCACCGACCGATGCGCAACGCGAACTGCTTTACCTCCACAAGGTGGTGGCGCTGCGGCGCGACAACACCGACACCACCTACAGCGGGATCCTGAAGAACGCGGCGCTTTCCGACGCCCAAAAGGTCGATGCCGTGAAAGACTGGGCCGAAAAGAAATACGGCGTGACGCTTCCCCGCGACAAGAGCGGCTGGGGCGATGCCTACAACCCCGAGGGCTACGCCCCGAGCAACGGCACCGGATACCGGCAATGGACGCGGTGGGACGTGCCACCGAAGGAACGCGACAAGATCGTGAAGGGGAAGGTGCTTTTCCACGCGACCAGCGACATCGAACGCACGTTTCTGGCGTGGGTGGAAAACGGCGGCAACGCCACCACGACCATGGACCGGCTGCGCACCGGGGTGGGCCTTTCGGCGACCGGCGGCGCGTCGAGCGACAGCGACATCAACGCCGGGGGCGGCGAATTCCTTTACACGAACACCACCACGAAGACGAAGGCCGACAAGCTGACCGGTTTTCAATTCAAGGGCAGGAACATTGCCCGGGTGGATATTCGCAGCGACATCGGCGACAGTTTCGGACGATGGGAAGCAGCCAACAGCCGCCGCGGCGAGCTGGCCGACATTGCGGCCCAAAGCGGCATTGGCATTTCGATCAACACCGGACTGTTGAAGAACGGCATCAACCTTTTCGACGAACTGGAAGTGCTGCGCACCGGCAGCGCCACCAAACGAGCCAGCATCATTTCCAAGCTGAAGGCCATGGGCTTCAGCACGTGGCCAGACGGCCGCAACCTTGAAGACGTGATCCAATGAAAGCGACCGACCCCGAAGCACTGAAGGCGCTGGCCAAGCTTGGCGCTGGCCATGCCGTGATCTACCTCCCCGACAGCACCACGCCCGAGCCGGTGACCACCGCAGGCGAGTTTCGCGGCCGGCCGTTCTTCATGCTGGGGGACGTGGCCCACTGGATCCCGCCCGAGCTTGACGCCCGCGTGGGACCGCTGGCCGTGGCCTACTACGAAAAGGGGCGGCTGCGCTTCTACGTGACGCCCGTCACGGAAGCCGGGGAGATTCGCACCGGGGCCGTGATTGACGCCATCGAAGACGCCCGCCAGGCACTGGAAGCCGGGCAGGGGATTGCCGCCGCCGTCGAGGCGCTGGACCCCCTCGGCGAATTTTCCGCAAAATAGGTCTCGACATAGTGCCGGAAAAGGCGCATAACGTGCGCCGATGACTGCAACGACGACACCAACGCCAGCACCGGCCAAGCTGAAGGAATTCGGCTTTGAAACGGTGACCACCGCCACGATTGAACCCGACGCCGACAACGGCCTGCGCTGCGGCTTTGTGCTGCTGGTTTCCGGCACCTACAAGGTGCACGGCACCACCACCGAAGTCACCCGGGCACGCATTGCGAGCAACCCGAGCCGCGCCAAGGTCGAGGCCTACGCCAAGCGCCACGGCATCACCACCACCCCAACCGCCTGAACGCCATGTGGATTTTCAGCAAGCACGGTTTCTATTCGGTGACCCGCAGCCGCACGGTGAAGGGATTCATGCAAGTGCGGGCCCGCTGCCGCGGTGACCTCGAAAACCTGAAGCGCGAATTTGCGCTGACCGGCCAGATCATTGAAACGCCCGAAGCGGATTACCGCTGGCGGATCATGTGCCGCCCGACCACGTGGGAAATGCTGGCGCTGAAGCTGGCGCAAGACGTGGACTATTCCAACTTCAAGGCCAGCGTGGGCGATGACCAGCACGACAAGCCGCTGATGCGTATCTGGCAGGCCATGCACGAATTCCAGATGGCCGACATCCGGCGCGAAGCCGCGCTGAAGCGCAAGCTGCCGCTCTTCGAAGGCGGATTTGACGAACCCGAACACCAACCCGCACACCGATGACCACCGTCCACAAATTCAAGATTGCCCCCAAGGTGAAGATGCCAACCGGGGCCGTGATTCTCAAGGTCGCTTACGACTTCAACGAAGGGTGCGCCTGCATTTGGGCGCTGGTGGACACCAGCCAGCCGATGGAAACCCGCCATTTTGCGATGGCCAAGACCGGCGAGGAAATGGCACCGGCCATTGCCGATTGCCCGCACCTTGACACGCTGGTGGCCGCCATTCCCGACGGCAAGGGCGGCGTGAAGACCATCGTCACCCACGTGTGGGAGGTGCCCAACTACCTGGTGAAGAAAAAGACCTGATGCTTTCCCGGGCGCGTGGGACCGCCCGGAAAAATGCCCGTAAGGGGGCACACCACAGGCCCGGGGGAAACTCCGGGCCTGATTGTTTTCCGGCCCTTAGTGCCGAAAATGGCTTGCCGATACCCGGCCGCATCGGGTAAGCACCTCGCACCATGCTGAAGTTCATTTACACCAACCGCGACGAAATCCCCGATGCCCTTGCCGAGCACTACACCGAAAGCAACGGCAAGTGGGTGCTGAACTGCGAAGGGGCCGTGCCCAACGCCCGGCTGGAAGAGTTTCGCACCAACAACATCGAGCTGAAGAAAAAGCTGGAAGCCTTCGACGGAATCGACCCCGTGAAAGCCAAGGAACTGATGGCCAAAGCCGACGAAATCGAATCGGCCAAGGTGAAGGGCGACGACGCGGTGAAGGAACTGGTCGAAAAGCGGGTGGCCAAGATGAAGGAAGAGCACGACCGCGAACTTGCGGGGATGCGCACCAAGCTGGAAACCACCGAACAACAACTGGCGGTGCGCACGATTGACGCGGCACTGATCGAGGCGGGCGCGGAATTCGGACTGCGCCAGACCGCCCACGACGACGCCGTGGCCCGTGGCCGTTCGGTGTTCAAGCTGGAAGACGGCAAGCCCGTGGCCTACAAGGGCGAGGAAAAGCTTTACGGCAAGGACGGCAGCCCGATGACCCCGCGGGAATACATCGAAAGCCTGACCAAAGCCGCGCCGCACCTTTTCGAGCCGAGCGAAGGCAGCGGTGCCGGTGGATCCGGTGCCGGTGGTGGCGGTGGCCGCATGCCCGAGGGCGGCAACCCATGGATGAAGGAAACCTTCAACCTGACCCGCCAGGCCCAAGTCATGAAGGCCGACCCCGCAGCCGCCAAACGGCTGGCAGCCAAGGCCGGGGTGCCGCTGAAGATTTGATTTTCCAAACGTAGGGAACGCAAACGGCGAGCGGGAAGGCTCATATCCTTCTGACAGCGTGTTCAATTCACGCCCCTGCAACCAAGCTACCCCATAAAAACGAGGCCCGGGCGGTGCACTGCCCCGGGTGTGAGACGCAACCCCAACAGCCTCGCCCGGCACGGATGACCGGGCGGGGCTTTTTCGTGCCGATGCGAAAATTTTCGCATGGCGGAATTGACGCGGCCGGCCGTGGCCTGCTATGAGTGCCCCCGAAGTCAATCAAGGTGTGCCAGGGGTGCACCGCAAGCGGCCCGGGGGGCAGCAGAGCGACACCAACCAACAAACCAACCATTCATCCAATTATGGCCGAAACCAAAGTTTCTGACGTTGTGGTGCCGGAGCTTTTCCTGCCCTACATGATTCAACGCACCGCTGAACTTTCCGAGTTCATTTCCAGCGGTATTGTGGAAAGCGCCCCGCAGTTTGACGACATTGCCACCGAAGCAGGCGGCAAATTCGCGGACATGCCTTTCTGGAATGACCTCGACGGCGACGACGAAACCGTGGAAGACGACACCGACGCCACCGTCGGCAAGATCACCGCTTCCAAGGACGTTGCCCGCATGCACGTGCGCCAAAAGGCGTTCGGTGCGCACGACCTTGCCAAGATCCTCTCCGGTGACGACCCGATGGCCGCCATTGCCGAGCTTCTGGCCAGCTACCGCGCCCGCCGGATCCAAGCCCACGTGATTGCCACCCTGAACGGCATTTTCGGTGCCGCTTCGATGGCCAGCAACGTGCTGGACATTCACAAGGCCAGCGGCACGCCGGATTCCACCAACTACCTCAACGGGTTGAGCTTCATCAACGCCACCCAGTTGATGGGTGACAGCAAGGCGAAGCTGACCGCGGTCCTGATGCACAGCGCCGTGGAAAGCCACCTGCGCAAGCTGGACCTGATCGACTACATCCCCGATTCCGAGGGCAAGGAAATGCTTGCCGTGTTCCAAGGCAAGCGGGTGATTGTTGACGACGGATGCCCGGTGGAAACCATCGACGGCAAGCCGGTTTACAGCACCTTCCTCTTCGGCCAAGGCGCGATTGCCTACGGGCTGTCCCGCAAGAACGAAGTGCCCGAAGGCGCTGCCCCCGGCAGCACGTGGCAGCTTGAATTCGGCCGCAATTCGCTGGGCTCTTCCAGCCACCTGATCAACCGTTGGCGGATCATCATGCACCCGCGTGGTGTTCGCTGGATGGAAGCGAGCGTGGCGAAGAACAACCCCACGAACGCCGAAATCGCGACCGCCAGCAACTGGCAGCGCGTGTTCGAGCAAAAGAACGTGCGCATCGTGAAGGTGCGTCACAACGTGCTGTCCTGAACCTGAACCCCTACCGGGGGCGGTGCCAACCGGTGCCGCCCCCTTTTTTCTGAAGCCTGAACCAACCATTTCCGAACCATGAAAAGCCTCGCAATTTTTGCCGCCCTTGTGGCCGCCGGTGCTACCCACGGCCAAAACATCCTGACCTTCGCCGCAAACGTGGCCGACGGTGAAACCTTCACCATTGGCACCGACGTTTTCGAGTTCACCACCGACAACACCCCGACCGCGGGCCGCCGCGCCGTGGACGTTTCCGGGGGCCTGACCAATTCCACGGTGCCGACCGCCGCCGCCGCCGCCATCAACAACGGGACCGCCTACAGCGCCGTCGTGGTGGGCACCAACGTGGTGGTTTTCCACGACACCCCGGGCATTTCCGTGGCGTGCTCGGAAACCATGGCGGGATCCGGCAACGCATGGGCCGCCGCCGCGCTTTACGGCCACACCAAGGCCACCGAAAGCCCGGCGATTCCCGTCCAGCAATCGCGTGCCGTTGTGGCCGCCGAAGTGACCGCCGGGCTTTTTGCCATGGTGTTCAATGGCGCGGTGCAATCGGCCGCCGTGCAAGTGCGAACCGCCGCCGGTGCCGTGAAGGCCTTCGACGGGGTGACCCGCATCAACGGCCGCGTGGTTTCCATTGACCTGAGCGGCAGCACCGACCTTGCGGCCACCGACGTGGTCACCATTACGGCAAAGCTTGCCGTCGTGGCCTGAGCCTGATTCCATCGCGGCGATGCAACCACTACCACAGCACCGCACTGAAGCAGGGATCCCATACGACGGCCGTTTTCCCACGAAGAAACGCCGACGTGCCCCGCTTGTGGACCTCGCCGCGATGGACGCCAAGGCGGCCGAAGAAAACGCCGCCCGCGAAGCCGAAGAGGCCGAGCGCCGGAAAGCCGAAGAGGCCGAGGAAGAGAAGCGACGCGAGCAAGCACGCCGCGAAGCCGACGAATACATCAACGGGCCAGCCAAGCCCGCGCCAGAGCCGGGCCCGACGCCCGAGCCGGTGAACGAAGCGCCCGCCGAAGGTGCCGGGCAAGACATTGCCGCCGCGCTGGCCGCTGGTGCCGCTGCCGAAGCCGCAGTGGCCGAGGAAGGTGCCGCCGCGGATCCCGCGCCGGCCGCGAAGCCGAAGCCAGCCAGAGCAACCAAGCAAGCGAAGGCCCCACAGGGATGAGCTACCTCATTGTCCCCAAGCTGGTCGAAACCACCGATCAGGAGGGGGACGAAGACTACTTCCTGAAGCGCCAGACGCTTTACGCATGGATCCTTGACCAGCGGCAAAAGAAGCGGCGCAAATGCCAGGAAGTGGAGCTTCCCCCCGACGGGATCCCGTTGCCGGAAACCCGGGCGCGGGTGGTTTCTGATGCCGGGCAGCAGTGGTTTGAATTCATGTGGGTTTCGCCCGAGCCGGTGCTTGGCAATGCCGCCGCCGGGTGGACCGACCTCGGCTACTACTGCCAACTCCGGGTGGACTACAGCAACGACTTGGTGAATTGGAGCCCGGGCAAGTTTGTGGACGCGCCGGTCCCGCTGGTGGAACGGCCGGATGGCACGCGGGAAATCTGGTGCCGTGCGCTGAACCCCGTGAACGCGCAAATCAAGACCGGGGCGCTGGTGTGCGAAAGCACGGCCGCCGACGGCGACGCCCGCAACAACCCCATCACTTCGGTGAAACTGGGTGGAACGCTGCTGGCGCTGCCGCGCTACCCCTACAGCATGCCCACAGCAGCCGCCAACCTTCAGGCCGACATCGTGGCAGCGGGATTCCCCGGCACGATTGTGACGGCCACCAGCGCGACCGTGTGGCGCATTTCCGTGCCTACGGTGAACTACGTCTCGTATGCCGACACCAGCCGCGTGGGCTGGCCCGGCTACCTGGTGGCCGATATGTTCGGGCAGATGACCCAAACCGTCGACGGCCGCAGCTTTCAGGGCACCTTCGTGAACGCCGCTGGCGTGCCGATAAAAGACAAGGGTTTTGCCCGCCTTGTGATCACCCCCATCCTTCGTTGAACCATGACCCCGAGCCAAACCTACGTGAGATTTCCCGCCCCAGTGTTCCTTGCCCTACGGCCGCGCCAAGGCCCGCGCCCGCGTGTGGTCGCGCCAGGCGACACGCCGCAGCCGGAAGAGCCGCAAGAGGAAGAGCAGCGCATCATACGGGAGTTCAACGAACTGCCGTTGCACCTGCAATTCGACCCCATCCGGCGCTTCCTGCTGGCCTACCTCGCGCCCATTCCCGCGCCGCTGGTGCTTTACGGGCCCGAAGACTTTGTGGCGGCCACCGCCGACACCATGGAAGACCACGCCGACAGGGTGCTGGCGCTTTGCGGCGATGATCCGGCCGCCGTGCTGCAACCCCTGATCGATGCCGACTTGCCGATTTACTGGGAGCGCCCCGCGCCACCCAAGCGCGTGCCCCGGGCGATTGAGAACTGGCGGGCAAAAACCATCCTGAAGCTGATGGGCATGGACGGGGCCGCCGAAGCCGCTTTTGCCGGGCTGCCCGAGCAAGAGCGCGTGGTCGTGGAAACCGCGTGGAATCAAGGGGCCATGCTGCTGCGAAAAAACGCCGCGGTGAATGGCGTTGGTGCCGCGCTGGGGCTGACATCCGCACAGATTGACCAGTTGTTTATTGAAGCCGCGGCGCTGGTCGTGTAGGAACACCGCCATGGCCAGCAAGCGACCATCCAAACCGGTTTCCAAAGCCGCAAAGCCGAATGCGAAAATTTTCGCACCGGCCAATTCCCATCAGGTGCAAAGCTGGCACCTCCTGCAGGCCGGGAAGAAACGCCGCCTCGCCAACCAAGAACCGCCACCCGAAGAGCCATGATCGACGACACCGACCCGCAAGCCCCGATTGACGCCCCCGAGGAAGAGCCCGCGCCCATTCCCCTCGAGGAATTCCGCGCCCGCTTCGAAAAGACGTTTCAGTTTCGCGGCATCGACATCCCCGAAGTGACCGACGAATGGCTGGCCGAGCAACGCGACGCCGGAATGAGCCCCATCGAAGCCTTCGAAACCTTCACCGCCTGAACCCATGGCCCTGACCCTTGTCGTTGAAACCGGAGCGGGCACCAACCCCGCCGCCAACACCTACGTTTCCCGCGCCGACGCCGACACCTACCACGAAGGGGTGATCGATGGCACCGCGTGGACCGATGAAACCGAAGGTGACCGCGACAAGGCGCTGGCCCATGCCGCCCGGATCCTCGAGACGCAATTTCGTTGGAAGGGGCAGCGGAGCTTTCCCGCGCAACCGCTGGCATGGCCCCGCAGTGGCGTGATTTCCGACGGCGTGGTTTTCGAGGAAACCGACATGCCGAAGGCCATCAAGGACGCGCAATGCGAAATTGCCCGCGAACTGCTGGTGGCCGGTGCCTTCCAGACGCGGCCGGCCAACAGCGGCGGGGCCGACCAACTGGCCGCAATCGACCTCGGGCGCGGTGCCCTGAAGCTGGAATACCAAGACCAGAGCCCCACCGCCGCCAACAGCAACGCCGACAAAACGGTGGTTTCCCCCTACGTGGTGGCGCTGCTTCGCGATTTCGGATCCTACCAGCAAGGCGGCGACCGCATGGTGCGGGTGCGCCGCGCATAACCCACCGCCATGGCCAGCATCCGCGCAACCGCCAGAAAAGCCACCCGGGCCGCCTTCGCAGCCGCTGGCGACGCGCTGATTTCGGCCACGCTGAAGCTTCAGCCGACCGTCGGGGCCTACGACCCGGCAACCGACACCCAGCCGACCACGTGGGGCTTCAACGCCACGCTGAAGGCGCTGGAATTCGACGACGTGGAAGAGAAGCGGGACAGCGCCCCGGAAGACCGCATGCGGGTGTTCCTCTTCAAAGGTGAAGACCTGGTGGCCGCCGGTGCCGAGCTGCGCGGGGAGCAAGAGGGCGAAATCACGGTTGACGCTGCCAAGTGGAACGTGGTCAAGACCGAAACCGACCCCACGGGCAGCGTGTGGATGTTCTATTGCCGCCGCTGAAGCCATGGCCAATTTCGGGATCCGAGAGCTTGGGCACTTCATGGATGACGTGGCCGAGCAACTGGACATCGCCGTCGAAGTGGTGGCGCGAAAGCTGACCATTGATGCGTGGGGCAAGCTGGTGAAACGCACGCCGGTGGACACCGGCCGGGCCCGGGCAAGCTGGGCCATTTCGGTTTCCGAGCCCTACTCGGGGCCGCCGCCGTTGCCAGGCCAGCACGGCATGCCGAGCGAACCCGGGGTGGCACAGATTGACGGCACCACCAGCATTTTCATCACCAGCAATTTGCCTTACATGGAGGCGCTGGAAAACGGGCACAGCGGGCAGGCACCCAACGGCATGGTGCGCATCACCGTGGCCGAAATTGCGGCCGAAATTGACAGCTTGCTGGCGGATCTGTAGAACGGTGGCCATGGACACCGAAGCCACCCGAGCCGCAGTCACCGCGCTTTTCAAAGCCGGGTGGGTTGGAACGCTGGCCGCCAGCATCCCGGTGGAATACCCAAACCAGAAATTCAAGCAGCCGGAAAGCGGCCACTGGGGGCGGCTTTCGATGCAACTCGGCGACCGCGACAGCGTGGCGATTGGAGCCACCCGCAAGCGGCAGATGGGCATCCTCACGCTGCAAATTTTCGCGCCCGAGGAAGCCGGGACTTCGACCGCCTACAAGGCCGCCGATTTGTTCGCCGACATTGTGGACCTGAAGGCGCTGACACCGGCCACGGGGCTGGTGATCGAATTCGAATTGGCGGGCGTGGCTGGCCCATTTGAAAGCAAGGGATTTTCGCAGATCAACGCACAGGTGGCTTTCCGCGTGGACAAGACCACCTGAATCCGATAAGAGCCACCCACCAACCGCACCCACCACCATGGCAGACGCAAACTATTCGAGCATCGGCATCATCAAGGAAACTTCGTGGGGCGTGACCCCGAACACCCCGCGCCTGAAGGCGCTTCGCATCACCGGCGAAGACCTAAAGCACGAAAAGGAAACCATTCAAAGCCAGGAAGTGCGCGACGACCGCCAAGTGGCCGACCTGGTGGAAGTGGGCGTGCAAGCCAGTGGCGGGGTTGAATTCGAATTGAGCTACGGCAGCTTCACCGATCTGATTGCCGCGGCGCTTTTCAACGCACCCGTGGCCATCAACGTGGCAGCCGTGACGGCCGACATCGTGGCCGGTGGCACCCAAACCATGACCGGCGCGGCCGGCGACTTCGACCACGTGCCCGTGGGCGCAACCGTGAAGGTGGCCGGGCTGACCGCTACCGCCGACAACGGCCTGAAGCTGGTCGTGGCCAAGAGCAACGACGGCAGCGCTCTGACCTTCGCCCCCAACAGCTTCAGCATCGGCGAAACCGACGCCGAAGTGACGCTGACCGGCAGCCACCTCCGCAACGGCACCACGCGCTCGAGCTTCACGCTTGAACGCCGGGTGAAGACCGCAGCGGGAACCGATTTCTTCCAAACCTTCCTCGGGCAGGTGGTTGACGCGCTGACCCTGAACTTTGAAAGCAAGGCCATCGTGACCGGCGGCTTTACCTTCCTCGGCCGTTTCGGCGACGCAAGCAACGACAGCGTCGACGCCGCGGTGGCAGCCAGTGGCTACGACCCGGCGACCACCACGCCGGTGATGAACGCCACCAACAACATCGGCACCTTCCTTTTCGACAAGACGGCCAGCGCCGAAGCCCTGAAGAGCCTGACGTTGAACATCGCCAACGGCCTGCGGGGCAAGGACGCGATGGGCACCAAAGGCAACTTCGACATCGGCGTGGGCACCTTCGAATTGACCGGCAACCTTTCCGCCTACTTCCAGAGCAATGCGCTCTATGAGAAGTATCTTGACCACAGCGACGTGGCCCTTTCGTGGCGGGTGACCGACGCGCTCGGCAACACCATTGTTTTCACGATTCCGCGCATGAAGCTGGGGACCGGCGAACCGAAGATCGAGGGACGCAACACCGACGTGATGGTGGCCAGCGACTGGACCGCCATCCTTGACCCGGTGACCGGCGCGACCTTCATCGTCGATTTCCACCCGGCCGCATAACCCAGCGCCAGGCCATGCGCAAATTTTCGCACCCCGTGGTTGACGGCCACGGGGTGCTTTTGTGAGAACACCAACCAACCCCAAAACACCGATGGACCTGCAATCATTCAAGACCGACCCGAGCAAGCAAGATGGAACGTGGATCGAATACGGCGACGCCCGATTTCTGATCGCAAGCGCCCATTCCCCAGCCTACAAAAAGGCGCTTCGTGCCCGGGTTTCGAAGATCCCAGCGCACCTGCTGAAGAGCCAGCCGCAGCTTGCCGAAAAGGCCGCAGCCGACGTCATGGCCACGCACGTGCTGCTTGACTGGGAAGGCGTGACCGAAAACGGGAAACCGCTTGAACCCACCCCCGAGGCCCGCCGCGCCGCGCTGGACATTCCAGCCTTCAGCGACTGGGTGGCAGAGCAGGCGATGAACATCGCGAACTTCCAAGCCGAGGGCGAAGCCGACGACGCGGCAGCCTTGAAAAGCGACGCTTGAGTGGGAACTCAAGTGGGGGGATTCCGAAGACTACCTTTGGACCGTTTACGAAGCCAGCGGGGTGCTGCCCGGCCCGCTGGAATCACGGCCGCCGCCCCTTCCCGAGCACCTGCAAGAGATTCTGGCGGCCTTTTGGCTGCTGACTGAAAGCAGGCCCGTGGGATGGGGCAGCGCCAGCGGAATCACGGCCGTGGACGTGCTGGCGGTGGCCGCCGCGTGGGGTTTCGAGCCAACCCGGTTTTTGGCTGTCATTCGCGAGTTGGATCGCGTATTTCTCGCGCACCTTCAGGAAGCTGCGAAGAAAGCCAGCAAGAACGGGGGAAAATGAAGCACCACCACCATGGCCGACATCCGCACCATTGGCATCAAGTTTGACCCCGCCCCGGCAAAGCAGGGCGCGGCCGAAGCGAAAAAGGCCGTGCACGACATGGCCACCAGCGTCGACCGCGACCTGCAAAAAGTGGACGCCGCGGGGAAACAGACCGGCACCGCGATCAAGCAGGCCGGTGACAAGATCGAAGCCGCCGCCAAGGGCGCGGAACATGCCGTGGACCGCCTCGGCCGCAACGGTGGCATGGCGCGGATGGCAGCCGGTGCCCGCACCAGCGCCGGGCAGGTTTCCAACGGCGTGATTGACATGCTGGACACCTTCGGCCTGCTGGATTCCCGCATGGGCATGATGGTGCGCCGCGTGCAAAGCGGCATCAACAGCGTGGCCAACCTTCGGGGAGTTTTCGCCGCCGCCAGGCCTGCGATGGCAGGGACCGCCGCCACGGCCACCAGCGCGGGCGCTGCCATGGCGGAAGCCGGGGCGGGTGCTGCCACCATGGCCGGGGGCGTGGGAGCCGCGTCGGCGGGCATGGGGGCGCTTGGCACGGCCGCCGCGGTGGCACTGCCGATCATCATCGCGCTGGCCGCTGCGCTGGCTGGTGTGGCCGCAGTGGGCGCGGTGTTCGCTGCGCTGAAAGCCGGGATCCCGAAAGCCGCCGCATTCGAAGAGGCGGAAACCGGCATGGCGGTGCTGCTTGGAAGCTTCGACAAGGCGGCCGAGAAAATGGACGCCATCAAGAAATTTGCGGGCGCAACGCCATTCGAGAGCGCCGAAATGATTCAGGGAGCCCGCTACCTCGAGGTCTTCACCCAAGGCCTGCTGAACAATGAAAAGGGCTGGACGCTGGTCGGCGACGCCGCGGCAGCCGCACAGCGCGACTTCGGCGAAGTGGCCATGTGGGTGGGCCGCACCTACGCCGCGCTCAAAGGTGGCCAGCCCATTGGCGAAGCCACCATGCGCCTGATGGAAATGGGCCTGATCACCCCGCAGGTGAAAGGTGCCATGGACAAGCTGGCCGAGAGCAGCAACGAAGGCGGGAAGAACTTCGCGCAAATTTGGGGCATCGCCGAAACCAGCCTGAAGCGGTTCACCGGCACCATGGCGCTGCAAAGCCAGACGTGGAACGGGCTGATGAGCAGCCTCCGCGACAACTGGAATCTGGCGCTTGCGGGATTCGCCGCGCCGGTGATGGACGCGCTCAAGCCCGCACTGGCTCAACTGGTGCAAATGGTGGCTGGGCTGATCCCCTACGCACAAGCATTCGGCCAGGCGCTGGCCGACGGCGTGACGGCCACCATTCAGATTTTCCGCAGCGGGCAGATTGCCGAGGCCCTGAAGCTGGGGCTGCTGGCGGCGTGGGAATTCGGCCGGGCCAACTTCGTCACCATGATGCTGCTGGCCTTCGAATTCGTGCTGAACCGACTGGTCGAAGGGCTGGTGAACGCCATCACGCTGCCGGTGCGCTTGTTTGCCAGCCTTTTCGGGTTGGCGGTGGACTTCGTGGGCAAGCTGCTGGAAGGCGACCTTTCCGGGGCCATGGAGACGGTCACCAAGTATTTCGGCGACCTCGGGGTTTCCGCCGTGAAGATGATGGCGGCCATGATTTACAACGCGCTCGGCAAGGCCTTCGTCGACGTGGTGAACGTGTTCCGCAACGCCATTTATGGGGTGTTGCAAAAGGCGGGCGACATCGCCAGCACCGTGCTGGTGAAAGCCGGGAAAGACCCGCTGGCCCCGATTGTGGCACCCGCGCCGGTGACATTCACGCCCATCGATACGAGCTTTGGCGCGATTCGCAAGGCGGCCAACAACAGCGTGGGCACCGGTGCCCGCGACGACTTCAGCGCGTTCATGGACAAGATGATCGCCGACGCAAAGGCCAGCCAACCGCCGAAGCCCGAGCTGCCGGCCGCGCCCACCATGGGCACGGAAAACCTGCTGGGTGATGGCAAGGACAAGGGATCGTCCGGGGCCGAGAAAGCCGCCAAGGCCGTGAAAGAGCAGCAAACCGAAGTGCAACGCCTGATGCAAGACTGGGGCGACCTCGGCAAGCAGATTGACCAAGTGGCGGCCGGATCGATTCAGGCGATTGCCGGGGGAATGACCGACGCGCTGACCGGCCTGATCATGGGCACGAAGAGCGCCAAGCAGGCCTTCCAAGAAATGGCCACCAGCATCGTTTCGGACATCATCCGCATGATTCTGCAAATGCAGATTCAGCTTGCCCTTGCCGCGGCGCTGCGGGCCATGGGAGTGGCCGCCCCGGGCGTGGCGCACAGCGGTGGCACCGTGGGAGCCACGAACCTTTCGACGACCGGCACGCGCACGGTGCTGCCGACCTACCACACCGGCGGGATGGCCACCAGCGAACAAACGGTGAAGGTGGAACGCGGCGAAAGCATCCTGACCCGGAAGCGGGCCAAAGAACTGGAAATGGAGCTGGCAGCCCAACGCGGCGACCGCCAGCAAGGCCAGCGCCAAGGCAACGGCGAAGCCACCATCATCAACGTGTTCGACCGCAACGAAATTGCCGACGCCGTGGTGGCCCGCCCCGACGCCGTGGTGAACGCCATCAGCCGCAGCTTGCCCGCCGTGCGGAAAATGATCATGAGTGGCAACCGCCTATGAGCACGACGACCACCAACACCGCGCCCGAGCTGCTGGCCATCATGCCCGATTGGCAAGCCGGGGTGAAGCAGCGCACGGCCTACCGCACCGAAGTGGTGCGAAGCCGCAGCGGACTCGAGCAACGCACCCAGCACCGCCGCCGCCCGATTCTGGCCATGGAATACGTGGCGGCCGGGATCCACGATGCCGCGGCACGCAAGCGGCTGGAAGGTGTGGTGGCGCAATCGCGCAAACCCCTGCTGGTGCCGTGGTGGCCGAATGGTGCCAGGCTATTTCAGGACATGACCACCGAAACGTCGGCGCTGCTTGGCACCAACCCGATTGCCGACGACTGGGACCGCGACGGCTGGGTTTTCTTGTGGGATCGCAACACCGGGCAGGAATTCAGGCAACTGGCCAGCCGCGACGGCCGCACGCTGAACCTGACCGACACCGGCAGCCACCTGCTTTTCCCCGCCGGTGCCTTCGTGTTTCCGGTGCGCCTCGCCATCCGTGAAAAAAGCGACGCCGTGCTGAACCCCAACCGCCACCGCACCAACCCCGAAAGCCTGAGTTTCCGCACCCTATGAGCTTGATTGCCTACGAAGTGCTCACTTTCCAGCCGGACTTCAGCGAAGTGCCGCAGCTTGGGATTGAAGACGACCGCGACGTCGTGCAAAGCCCCGGCGGCCGGGCATTCGTGGCGTGGGCGGATCGCACCGACCGCGTGGCGCGTTTCGCCTTCCAGACCAAAACCGCCGAAGAATGGCGGATCCTGCGGGAATTCTTCGACCGCATCGGGGGCCGTGCCGCCGCGTTTTACCTGCCGAGCTGGCAGCACGATTTCGAGCTGGCGGCCAATGCCGCGGCGGGATCCTCACAACTGCGGCTGGCGGGCCACTGGTTTGCCGACAACGTGACCGAAAACCGGCCCGACACGCTGGGGCGGGTGATTTTCGCGCTGAACCACCTCGGGCAGTTTTCCACGCACCTGGTGGCCAGCTTTGGCGAAGACGGGGCCGACGACGTGGTGGCATTGCTGGATCCGATCACCAACCCAATGGAAGCGGGCCGCACGATGGTGGGTTTCTGTTACCTTGCCAGGCTGACCGAAGATACCATCGAAAGCGAGCATTTAAGCCCGGATCATGCACGAATGATTCTTGGCTTCAGGAACGTGACCCAAACCCGCCGGGTCAACCAAACCGAAAGCGCCGAAGGTTCAGTGGTGGGTAATATGAACCGAAACGAAGACGTCCGCGCCACGGATGAAGACCCGATTTACACTGACCCATCGGTGAGTTCAGCCATTGGACCGTTTCAATATGGCGTGCCACAGGGCGACAATTACCAATCCGAATGGACAGCCTCTCTTAACAGGATCGACAACACGGTGACGCTTCGTGGCACCGCTTACGATGCCCCGGAACTGCTTTACAACGCACCAGCGCCAGCGGATCAGATAGCCCTGACCTTTGATGCCGGTGGCCGTGAAATTCTTGCTTGGGATCGGAATGGAAAGGTGACCGTCGCATGGTTTGGCCCCACCCCGACTTACAAGACTTTCGACGGATTCAGCCCCGTAGCTTACAACACCTATGCCATCGACAGCACCGTTGATGCGGGAACTGCGACCATTGCCGTCTTCTATTTGAGAGAGAAAGACGCGACGATTTACTGCCGAATCGCCAGCGAAAATTTCACCATTGAGCACAGATACTGCAAAAGCCCATTGGCTCCCCTTTATTTGCACGCGGCGCGCCGCAGAAATGGGCAGCTTCAAATTGTTGGGATCGATACCGGGCACCGGTTGGCCATTTGGCGAAGCCAAACCTATGTTACGCCGCTGGAAATTCAGGCCTTGTCCGTAAACGTGGGTGACGTTGAAGGCTTATACTACCCCATCGCTGTGGACGTGCCAATTCCAGACGAGATTGCCACAACGACCATTGTTTCTGGCAGCATCGAGTTTGCTGAAATTCGGGTTGTTGGAACGATTCCCGACGATTCAGGGACTACTTCGCTGATTCCTTCCATTTCCGGCGACTATGTTCTGGCCCGAATTACAGGCGAGATTCCTGACGATTCCGGGACCGTGTCCTTGACCGCAAATGCCAGCCTGCTTTATGCCTTGACGGCCATCAGGCCGGGAGATGCAGAGGAAGATTCTGGAACCGTTTCCATCCAACCAATAACAGGAACCTACAGCACATGAGAAAGCACCCCAAAAGCCTTACTGGAACCATTGAGGCAAAGGCATCGGCCCAAGGATTCTACAGTTACCGCGTGATGAATAGCGATGGCTCCCCCGCATGCGATTGGATTCAACAAAAAAACCTTCTTCTGCCAGCAGGATTAGCGGCGAGCCCAAGTTTTTGGGCGTCATTGCTTGGAGCTTGTCATGCCGGGACCGGTGCAACGGCCAATTCTGCGGCGTTGGACGGGACTTTTTCGCAGACTGGATCCACCGTTACGCGCACCGGAGGGGCGGGAACTTTTGTAAGCGGAAACGTTGGAGATTTCATCAAATTTGCTTCGGGGGAACGCGCAAGGATTGTGACGTTCACCAACAGCGTCACGGTTCAGGTGGACAGAAGCCAGGAAGTGGCATCGGCAGCGATTACCGTTTACGATTGCTCGAGGCTTTACCTTGACACGTGGGTCAAAGCAACCACGACCACTGACGCAACTGCTGGCTTCAATGGTAATTCATACACCACTGAAACCGGCACTTTCAGGGTTTGGAAGACCTTCAACCAATCGGCAGAGACGGTTTCAAGAACCTACACGGAAATAGGGATTTCGCCTTCTACCGGAGGCACTTCCACGACCACGCTTTTAAGTAGGCTGCTTTTGGAATCACCAGTGAACGTGCTGCCTGACCAATTCCTTCAGGTGCGCTTCGATTTGGTGGTCAATACTGGAAACTACAGGACTTCAGCCGCTATACCGTTGACCATCACCGGTTGGCCTTACCCATACCAAATCCAGAGCATTACCAGCAACGGGACTTACTGGGATGTTGTGGTGGGTGCTGCCTGCAGTAGCCACTACGCGGTGGGCCGCCCAATTATTATTTCCGGAGCCTTGCCCGCTTCAACCGTAATTTCGAGCATTTCGAGCACCAGCACGGAATTCACGGTGAACAGCACGGGACACGGCAAAAGCATTGGCGACACCGTCGTGATCGCGTCTTCAAGCCAAGCCGGATACAACGGAACATGGGTGGTTGCAACCGTTCCAAACGCCAACAGCTTCACCGTTACAAGCGCCATCAATCTTGGGGCTGCCACTGGTGGCACCGTGCGGCTTGCAACCCCTGCAACCTGGTATAACGGAACCCACACTATTGCCAGCTTCCCAAACAGCACCACGATTCGGATCACAAATTCCAATTCGATTGCCGCGGCCGGCTTGGCCGGGACCGTGACCAATTCGGTGGCGGCACAGGCCATCATTGTTGGCCAAAGTTGCACTGCCGGGCAGCCCTCAATCCTTGATTTTGCTACAGGAGGAACGGCAATACAAAACAAGGCCACGGTCGCCGTGATTGCTGAAGCCAACCTGATGACGGGCTTGGTGCATGGAACCTCACCATCCGCGCCAACCAATGTTGGCACAGCCGCAGGAACAACCGGAGCTTATGACGCAAATTTGCTTGAACAGGAAATGGTGATGACTTTGGCGACATCGGCGGCCAACAACCAGACCATCCGGCAACTTGCCATCGGCAATTTTTCGCAGCCAACAGGCAAGCTGATTATTACGTTTGATGAGCGCCAGCGAAAGGACAATGGATACATTTTGACCTTGAAATACAAGATCAAGTGGGAACCCGATTTGAACTGATGCCATGCCGGATCCCAACACACTGGTGGGCGACGACAGCCGCCCGAACACCCGGCCGATTTATTGCTACATCGTCCAGCAACTGGACGTGACCGACGCGCCGCCGCTTTTCCTTACGCAATACGACGGGGAAGTGACCATCGGCAACCTGCCCGATGCCTACGGGGCCGACAGCCCGCAGATTTTCACGCCGGTGAACATCGGGCACGGTGCCATCACGCGGGAAGGAAGCTTCGATAAGACCACCTTCGAAATTCGGGCGCTGACCGAAGACATGGCCGGGCTTTCGCGCTACGCGCTGACCGGTGCGGTCCCGCGGGTGCAAGTGGACGTGGTGAAGGTGAACCCCGGGCCGGTGATCGCCGGGGAAACGGCCGGGTGGAACAACGACTGCATCGTGGTGCAAAGCGGGCTGATGAGCAGCTTTGGGTTTCAGGGCTTCACCGTGGTTGTGGAATGCGTGCCGCCGCCGCTTTTCAGTGGCCACGAAGTGCCGCGCTGCCGATTCACTCGCACGTGCAACCACGTGCTCTATGGCCCCGCGTGCCGCGTGGACCCCGGCGACTACGAGCTGGCGACCAACATCCTCGAGCTTCAGCCAGGGCAACGCAAAGTGACGCTTCAGCGAACCCACCCGGAAGACCCAGGCAACTACTTCAGGCAAGGGGTGGCCCTTCACCAGCCCACCGGCCTGCGGTTGGCAATTTTCAAAAGTGAAATCGTGGGCGGAAACACCGTGCTGAAGCTTCACCAGTGGAATCCCGACATGGAAGTGGGCGACGTCGTTGTGGCGCGGGCCGGGTGCAAGCACACCTTCGCCGAGTGCAAGGCGAAATTCGACAACGCCAAAAACTTCGGTGGATTCAGCACGGTCCCGAACAAAAACCCCACCGTGCACGGCATCTGATGGACCCATGCGCAAATTTTCGCACGTTGTGGACTCCCGAGGCTGAAGCCGCGGCGGTGGCCTGCTGCGAGTCCTTCAGGGGAACCCGCCACATGCAACGCCGGGCGATTCCCGGCCGGGGTGTGGATTGTGTGCAATTCGTGGTGGCAGTGGCTCAAGCCGCCGGGATCCTGCCAGAATTCCGCTGGCCGCAATACCGGCAAGACATCGGTTTTCACCTGAACCGAAACCAGCTTGGCGACCTGATGCGGGCGGTTTTCGTGGCCGAGCTGGTGGACCTCGAGACATGGGAGCCAGCGACCGGCGACGTCGGGATTTTCCGGTGTGGCCGCACCAGCAACCATTGCGGCATTGTCGTGGCTGGCCGTTTCTGGCACGTGACCACCACGGCACCGGTGCACGACACCGCCATCAGGGCCGTGCGCGGCAGCTTGCAAGAGGTGGTGCGCTTTACCGGGGCAGGCCTGCGGGCGGATCCCCAGCAACTGAAAACGACATGAGCAAGAACACGTGGATCAGCGTCGGGGTGGGCATTGTGGCCGCAGCCGTGGGTTTCTTCACCTTCGGCACGGGCTACGCCGCGCTCTTTGCCTTCAGCCTTGGAGCCACCGCCACTTCGCTGGTGCTTGGCCCGAGCGAACAAAAGGGCAATGGCGCACTGCGGCCCGATGAATTCCAGATGAACCAAAGCGCCGAAGACATCACGGTGCCGGTGATTTTCGGCACCAGCCGGGTGGCGGCCAACTTCATTTTCGTGGACTTCGACAACTTCGAAAGCGAAGCCATCTATCAGGAAGCGCAAGGCGGCAAGGGTGGGGGCGGCAGTGAAAAGCAGCAAGTGGGCTACACCTACACCGTGCCTCTTTCCTATGGCCTTTGCATGGGTGAAATCGACCGGCTGCGGCGCGTGATTTCAAGCCCGGGGCTGGACGTGTGGAAGAAATTTCCCGACGAAGGGCTGGCCTTCACCAGCGGGCCGGAAACATTCGATTGCGAGTTTGTGAAGGAAGATGGCGACATCACCTACAAGGAAGGCGGCACGTGCACCTTTTACCCGGGAGGTGCCAATCAGGGCAGCAACCTGACCACCGAAGACGACAACCACCGGCATTTTTGCTGGGTGGACTTTCCGGTCTACACCATGACCGGGAGCGCCGCGCCCCGCAGCCTGCTTTTCGAAATCACCCGCATGCCGCAGGTGCTTGACGACGACGGCGACCCCATCGCCAGCTTTCCGGTGCGAGCCGCGGAAGACGACACGGTGGCCGAATGGCTGGACGCCAACCCCGCGGCCGTTGCGTGGGAAGTGCTGCAAAACCCGATTTGGGGCAAGGGGGCAAGCGTGGCCGACCTGGACGTCGAAAGCTTCCGCACGGCCGCCAACTACTACCAGCGCAAGCGGATCGGGATCAGCACCGCGATGGGCCGCACCAGCCTGAACGAATTCATGGGCAGGCTGCGCGACATCTTCGGCCTTTGGGTCTGGTGGGACGGCAGCAAGATGCGGTGCCGCTGCATTCACGACCGCGACAACGCCTACGCCATCCGCACCCGGATCACGGCCGAAGACGTGGTGGGCAGCCCTTCCTTCAACCGCCCGAGCTTGTCGGGCACCTACAACGAACTCCGGCTGGAATTCACCAACCGGGAAAGCAACTGGCAGCGGGAAGTTGCCACGGCCATGGACTTGGCCCACGTGGAAACCATCGAAGGGGTGCGCACGCAATCGATTGACGCCGCCGAAATTGGCACCCGCCGGGCGGCCGAGCTGCTGGCCCATGCGATGCTTCGGCAAATCGCTTACCCCGGCGCGGCGTGCACGCTGCGGCTGCGGCGCACCTACAGCGGACTTCAGCCGGGCAGCTTCGTGGAACTGGTGTGGGACGAATGGCGGGAAAGCGGCGCGGCGACGACCTACTGGCGCGTCGTTTCAGTGGTTGACGACGATCAGGGCACCGAAGGCCTGACCGTGAACCTTGCCGAAGACATTTACGCCACGGCCCGCGACGGCGAAGTGGGAGGCTTCGACGAACCCATCCCGACGATTGACGAAGACGACCCGCTGGAAACCGACGACCTCAACGACGGCGACCTTTTCGGCGACCGCAGCGTGGGCAGCCTTTCCCCAGTGTTCCTTTGGGAGCCCAACTCATGGGCCAGCCAGCTTTCGCGCCGCATTCTCGTGGCCCCCACCCGCGAAAAACGCTACGTGCAAAGCGTTTCGCTGGCGTGGCGAAAATACGGCGACAGCCAGACCACCAGCCTCGGCACTTCGAAGGTGCTGCCGATCAACGGCAAGCTTGCATCGGCAATTTCGGCCAACGGGCCGCTGATGAACCGCGGGGCCGCTTACGAATTCCAAGTGGAGCTTTACCACGCGGATCAGGCCGCCCGCTTCGAAGGTGCCACGGGCCTGGTGCAAGACGACGCCGACGACTTCGCGGAGCTGCTGCGCAAGCTTCAGGCGGTGGCCTTGATTGATGGCGAAATTTTCCGCATTGGATGGGCCGAAGAAACCTCGCCGGGAATCCTGACGGTGCGCACCTACATGCGCGGGGAGCTTGGAAGCAGCAGGGCCGCCCACGCGCTGAATGCACCGGTGCTTTTCTTCGCCACGTTTTCGCCTTCGGTGTTCACCGATGCGACGGGGATCCCGACCACGCAAAAGGTGGTGGTGACCTTGAAGGCCAACAGCACGGTTTCGCTGATTTCAGGCGAGGAAGTGACCACCATCGAAGCCCCCGAAGACGGGCTGGGGATCAAATTCGACGGCACCAGCGTGAAGCCATTCGCGCCCGAGCTGGTAAGCGCCACCCGGGTGGGCACCACGTGGACGGTGCGGATCCGCCCACGGGTGAACAACGGCGCGGGATTCCGTGCCAACATCGAAGACGACCTGACCAACTACGTCACCAGCCTTTCGGGATTGGATTTGAAGGCACAGAAAAGCAGCGGCGGGGCAGCCGTGACGGTGCCCGCTGGCACTTCCTTCAACAGCCCGCCCTTCGACATGCCCACCGGCATTTCGGTCGACAAGCTGGACTGGCAGGCCGACGACGGCAGCGCGGCCGGCGGCATCATCAAGCTGGTGGTGACCTTTGACAGCAACCCCGCCAGCCTGAAAATTTGGGGCGTGCGAAATGGCTTCCAAAGCCCTACAAGCCTCGACATCCCGCAACCGTAAACCACCACCACCATGGCACTGCTTCCAACCACTGGACTCGAAAACCACCCCGTCGGCACCACCGGCCTGAACGGCATCATCAACGGCAACTGGGAAACGCTGGAAGCCATTTTCCTGCCGTTGGCAAGTGCCACCACCGCGGGGCGTGTTTCGTGGAACCCGAGCACCAAGAAATTCAGCCTGCGGGCTGCGCTGGCGGCCATCACCTACAGCGGCACTCCGGTGTTGAACATGGGCGGGGCCGTAACCCAAACGCTGGCGCTGACCGGCAACGCGACTTTCACCACCACCGGCCTGATTGCGGGCGGCGACCTCCGCGTGGTGATCGCGGCCGACGCGAGCCTGCGCACGCTGGCGTGGCCAGGCGGTTGGAAGTGGATCGGCGGCACAGCCCCGGCGAACATTGCCGCGAACAAAACCGGCATCCTCGAGCTGATTTCCACCAGCGACGCCGACAGCGGGGTGATTGCGAAGTGGACCGTTGAACCATGATCGAGCAACTACACGCCACGAAGCTGCGGCTGGCCCGTGAAACGGCCACCGGCAGCGGCAGCCCGTCGGGGGATTGGATCAGCCCGCCGACGACCGCCGCGGCGTGCACCCGCGATTTCGTGCAAACCGCGCAACGGCAAGACGCATTCCGGCAGCTACGCGACCGCCAAGTGGTGGCCGAAAGCTGGACGGTGCGAAGCAGCCACGAAATCGGGCTTGGCTGGCTGCAATGGCTGCTGCTTCCCCACCTGACCGACCGGGGCGCGGGAGTTTACACGCTGGACCCCGAAGCCGAAGGCCCCACCTTCGTGCTGGACACCGAAACCCAGCAAGGGCACCGCGCCCGCTTCCAAGGCCTGAAGCTGATCGAAATCCAACTGATTTTCGAAGAGGCCCGGGTGATTCGCATGGATTGCCAATGGGTGGGATTGCGGCGCGTGGTGCCAGGCACGGCGCTGCCCGGTGCGGCCACGGAATTCAGCGGCGGGGTGATTGCCACCTTCACGGCCGACGCCGCGGCAACCACCGGCGCGTGGGATGCCAGCCCGAGGGACACCCAGCGGGTGACCGGCCACGGTGCGCAAGTTTTCCTGCAGCGCGACATTGCCGCCGCCGACTACGGGCCCGACGGGATCCCCGAGGCACACACCCGGGGCGCGTGGCGGATTGTGGGTGAACTTTACATGCCCGAGACACCGGGGATCACCGACACCGCGTTTTCCGACGACTGGGCGGGCAAACTCGCATTCTGGTTTGGCGCTGGCACCCCGCACCTGCGGATGAACAACGCCCACGGCTTCGTGACCGACGACGACCTGAAGGGCTACGACTTCCGGGTGCGCCGCCTCGTTTTCGAGGGGAAAAGCGACGAAAGGCGGGCGCTGATGGAATTCAGGGCGTGACACGTTGTCGGCGGCCATTTAGATGCGGGCATGCGCAATCTCCTGACCGCCCTGCTGGCCGTGCTGCTGGCTTCATGCGCCAACACCCCGAAGACCGGCCCGGCGCTGCCACGGCCGCCGCAGGCCGCCCCAGTGGCCCCGCTGGTGGACCGGGCACAAAGCGACAGCGCCGCCGCCCGGGAAACCGCCGCGAAGCTGGAAACCAAGGTCGACGACTTGCACCGCGACACCGCGACCTTGAAAACGGGGATCGCAGCGGCAACCGCTGAAGCCGACCGGCTGCGCAAGCAGAAAGCCGCGACCGAAGCAGAGCTGGACGGCCTTTGGCGGATGCTGACAAACGAGCAAGAGCGGGCCGCCGCGCTTTTCCGCGAAGTGGAAGCCAGCAAGGCCCTTGCCGACCAGCACAGGCAACAACGACTGATTGCCGAAAAGCGCCTCGAGGAACTGGCAAAAGCCGCGACCGCCGCCGACGCCGAAGTGGCGACCCTGCGGCAGCAGCACGACGCCATGACGGGGCAGATCGAAGCCGCCAGGCGAACCGAAGCCGACCTTTCCGCGAAGCTTGCCAAGGCCGAGAAAGGCGCGGCCGTGGCGGCATTCATCAAGGGCACCGTGGCGCTGGTGGCCATTGGCTTCCTGCTGCTGAAACTTCTCCCCCTGCTGGCCGCCAGACTGCGGCCATTCTGACCAACCCCAACACCCCAAACCGACGACATGAACAACTCGTTTCTGAAAACCCTCGCCACCAACTGGCGCGACCTGCTGGCCTTCGTGCTGATTGGCATCGGCATTGCCATGATTGGCGGCGTGATCGATTTCGCGGCCGGCCGCTATGCCGACAACGGATTTGCCCGCCTGATCCTTCCCCCGCTTGCCAACTACCTGCAAGGGTTTTCCCGCTTCATGGGGGCGAGCATCACCGCCACGTTTTTGTGGATGCTGCTTTGGCCGACTGTGAACCGCTACGGCAACCACAATTTCGCCGACGGGTGGAACGCGCTTTCCCCGGCCGCCCGGTTCTTCACCTACGTGGGCTTGATCGGCGTCGCGCTGATTGCCGCCGCCATTTGCTTTGCCGCATGAAGACCCTGCTTGCGTTTTTCGCCGCGCTTTGGAGCGGGCAGGCCAACACCCTGCCCGCCGGTGACATGCGCATCAGCCCCGAAAGCCGGGAGCTGATTCTCTACTACGAAACCGGCGGGCAAGGCTATTACCAAGCCAAGCTTCAGCGGCCGACGGTGCCACCTGGTGCCAGCGGGATCACCATCGGCATCGGCTACGACTTGGGCTACAACACCCCGAGCCAGATCCGCGCCGACTGGGGCGGCGTGCTGCCAGCGCCGCAGGTGGATCGATTGGCGGGCGTGGCGGGCCGCACCGGTGCAAATGCCCGTGCTGCGCTTTCCCGCGTTCGTGATATTGTGATCCCATGGGAAGCCGCCGTGAAAGTTTACGAAGGCAAGACGGTGCCGAGATTCGCGGCACTGACCGTGAAGGCCTACCCGGGGATCCTCGCGACGCCACCGGACATTCAAGGGGTGATGCTTTCCACCAGTTTCAACCGTGGAACGGCTTTCAGCCCTTACGAGCGCCGCAAGGAACTGGTGTGGACCCGCGACGACATCCGGGCCGCCAGGCTGGCGAAGCTGCCCGACTACCAACTCTCCATGCGCCGCTTGTGGCCGACCATTCGGGGCCTGCAAAAACGCTACGCTGCGCATGCGGGACTCATGCAAAAAGCACTGGACCAATGACCTTGCCCGCCAAAAACACCACCAGCACCAGCAACGCCGCCCGATTCGCCAGCTTGGAAGCCCAAGTGGGCGCGATTTCCACCACGTTGGAAGACTTCGTGACGGAATCGAAGGAATACCGGCTGCGGGCCGAGCGCAACGAAAGCCAGATTTGGGCAGCCATCAAAGAGCAGGGCGACAACCTGAACCGGGCCGTCGAGCGATTGAGCAACAACGGGCGGATTTCGTGGGGAATGATTGTTTCCACGGGCGGCTTCATTCTGGCGCTGGTGGGTGCTGGTGCCGCGGTGAACCACGCGATGAACGAAGCACGCATCAAGCAGGTGGAAATCCGGCAAGAATTCATGGCGAAGGAACTCGACCGCCACTACGAAGACTTGCGGGCGAGGAAGTGACCGATGCGAAAATTTTCGCATGGCGTGGAAAAGTGCCGAAAAAGGCGCAAATGAGTCTTGACGGGTGGCGGGGTTTCGGGCCAGATTCGGCCCGCTATGACACCACAACCGATTGACCAGATTCTGGCACTGCCCGACAAGGCGGTGGTTTACTGCTTCGAAGGCCAAGTCACCAAGGCATTCAAGCGAAGCGACGGCACCAACGCGCAAGGGCCATGGAGCATTGAAAGCTTCCTCCTGAAAGACGCCACGGGGGCCGAAATCAAGCTGATGCTGAAAGACAGCGACCCCGCGGGCTGGCAGCCCGGCACCGCGGTGCGCCTCGAGGCATGGAAGGGCGACAAGGGGTTTTCCGGCCTTTACGCCGCCGACGACGAATACAAGGGCGAAGTGCGCCGGATCCTGCGGGCCACGAAGACGTGCACCATCACGTTGCTGAATGGCGGCCAACAGCACGCGCCACAGCAGGCCGCACCCCAGCAGCAGGCCCAAGCGCCGCAGCAACGGCCACAAGGCCAGCAGCAGCCGCCACAGCAGCAGCAACCGCCACGCCAGCAAACCACCGCGCCGGCCGCGACCGATGAAGATCGGGAAGCCCGCAAGGCGCTGAACGATGCCAAGCGCACGATTCTGCAAATCACCAACTTGCACCTGCTTTGCGCCAAGGTGGTGGAAACCGTCGAGGCCCCGGCCTTCAAGAAAGCCACCGGGCACGACATGACCGAAGGCCAGCGCCAAGGTGCCACCGCCAGCGTGTTCATCGAATCGTGCAAAAAGGGGCTGGTGCACGCCATGCCAACCACCCCGCTGGAAGCCTGAACCCCAACCCCAAACTTTTCCCACATCATGACGACCAACAACACCGCCGCACCGGCCGCCCGCATCAGCGTGGTGGATTTCACGAACATCAAAGGATGCACCGCCAGGCACGAACTGCCCGAGCTGGTGGCCATCGTAGCGCCCAACGGCATGGGCAAAACCGCGATTTCCGACGCGCTGCAACTGGCCTTGACCGGGAGCCACGCCGACTTCGGCAAGCAGGGCAAGGCGCTGATGGCGCTGGCCAGTGGCCCGGCCATGGACGTGGCCGCCACGCTGACCGACGGCCGCAAGATCGCCCGAAGCTGGCGCATGGATGCCAAGGGCAGCGTGAAGGCGACCGCAGACGAGCCCGAGGGCTGGCCATCGGCCGACGTTTCCATGACGTTCAACCCGCGCACCTTCGTGGCGCTGAATGATCGCGAGCGGGTGGCCACGCTGCTGCGCTTGGCAGGCCAGACGACGCCGACCACGGCGAGCGTGGAAGCCCTGCGGGACATCCTCGAGGAAAAGGCCACGGGTGCCAAGCGCGTGACGCTTTCCGACTTGGATCCATTCGGCCCGAAGATGGCCGACGCCGGGACATTCGTCGAAGCCGCCGAAAGCGAGCTGGTGGAAGCCCGCAAAGCCCACAAGCGCGACATCACGCGGCTGGAAGCAGCCGTGAAAGGGTTGGAAGACGCCGCCCGGGGATCGACCGCACCCACAAAGGTCGAAGCCGCCGAAGTGGAAGCCATCGCCGCCGAAGTGCAAAAGCTGGCTTCAGAGCACGCCCGGCTTTCCGAGCGCCACAGGGCCGCCGCACGCCTTCGCCAGCGCGTGGCCGAGATTGGCACCGCCCCCGAGTGGACCGAAGACGACGACGCGGCACTGGTGCGCGTGACCGAAGACTTGCGGAAGCTGACCGAAGCAGAGCAGGCCGAGCAAGCCGACCGCATGGCGCTGCGCAACGTCCTCGCGCAAGGCCCCGAGCCCGAGGAAGTGGCCGAAGCCAACGAACGCCTCGCCACGGCACTGCCCGACAAGCCGGAAATGGAACCCGCAGCGATTGCCGCGGGGATCCGCGAAGCCGAAGACGAACTGGCCACCGCCCGCGTGCGCATCACCGACTTGGAAGCCGAAGTGGCGAAGCTGAACGGCCAACTTGGCATGGAGTGCTGCCCGACCTGCGGCGCGGCCGGCGACGACCTCAAGGCCCGCTTGGCGGAAACGCTTCAGCCCTACCTTGAAACCGCGGTGATCCGCCTCGGCAACAACCGCCAGCGCGAAATCGACGCCACCAAGCGCATTGCCGAGCTGAAGACCATCGGCCAAGGCTGGCACGACTACGACGCCGCGGTGAAGGCCTGCGAGGAAGCCCGGGAGATTCTGGACCGCGACGAACGGGTGGAACGCGACGCCGCCGAAATTCGCGCCCGGATCGATGCCCGCGCCGCTGAATTCGTGGACCCGGCCACCAACAGCCGACCCAACCGGCAAGAGCTGGAAAGCCAGCACGCCGACCTTCAGCGCCGCAGCTCAAACGCCCGCGCCCTGAAAGAACTTGGCGACGTGCCAACCGCCGACGAAGTCGACGCGCTGATGCGGCTGGTGGGCGAAAACGAGCACGCCCGCGGTGCCAAGGAAGCGGAGCTGCGCACGCTGAAGGAAGGGCTTCGCGTGTGGCAGGAATTCGGGGCACAGGAAACCCACATCACGCGGATGCGCGAAGAGCTGGAAGACGCCAGGCGCAAACTGGAAACCACCGAAGAGCTGATCACCGCCACGCGGGCCGCCGGTGCCGACCTTGCCGCGGCGATTGCCGGGCCGATTGGCGAGGGCCTGCGATTCTTCACCGACGGGGTGCTGCCCGGTGCCGTGAAGGTTGACGCCGCGCTGGGGATCTTCCTCGAGACGGCAGAGCGTGGCTTGCGGCCATTCGATGCCTTCAGCGGATCCGAAAAAGCGGTGGTGGGTTTCGCCTTGGCGGCCACGCTGGCGGCGCACACGCCGCTGAAGATCGCGCTGCTTGACGAAGCCAGCACGATGGACCGCGCACGGAAAACCGCCTTCCTGCAACGGGTGGCCGAAGCCGTGGAAACCGGCCGCCTCGCGCAAGCCGTGGTGATCGACCACGACGTGGCAGCCTACGCCGCACCATGGCAAACGATTTCCCTCTGATGGGGGGAAGGTCGCCCGGGAAACCGGGCGCGGATTGAAACAAACCCTCTGAATGGAGGCCGGTGCATAGCAATGCGAAAATTTTCGCATGCCCGTTTGGGGCGGGGATTCTTCGGGATTCCCGCCCTTTTTCTTTTTGTGCCGGAAATGGCACTTTTTCACTTGTCAAGGTAAGTGTTCCCCCTACGCTTGGCCCCGATGCAACTCACCGATGAGCAAGTGAAGGTGCGGGACAGCGAAGGCCACCTGGTGGTCGTCACCGCAAGGGCAGGTAGCGGGAAAACCGCCACCATGGTGCAACGGATCCGCGCCGAAATTGAGCGTGGAACCAACCCGCGAATGATTGCGGCCATCACCTACACGGTGACCGCGGCACGCGAACTTCAGCACCGGCTTGGCTGCGAGCTGGGGCACTGCGGCACGCTTCACGGCTACGTGATGCGATGCCTTCAGGTGGACCCCGCGACCATCGCCGACGAAGACGAAGTGGCCGAGCTGGCGAAGCAGGCCTGCGGGGCGCTGAACATTCGCGGGCTGACCAACAAAGGGCTGCTGCGGGCCATGGAAGACGTGGTCGAACACCCGGGCGACATCGGCGTGGCGCTGCGCTACGTGCGGGCCGAGCTGAAGGCCCGGGGCCGCACCACGTTTTCGCTGGTGCTGCGGGAGTTTCACGAATGCCTGATGCGAGGCGAGCACCGCCAGAAATTCGCGTTGCTGGTGGTCGATGAAGCGCAAGACACCGCGCCCATCGATGCCGAGATTTTCGAGGCGATGGACGCCGACAAGCGGATTTTCATCGGCGACCCGCACCAAGCGATTTTCGGCTTTCGCGGGTGCACGGATCGGTTTTTCCGCAAGATGGCACGCAAGGCCAGCGACTACCTGCCACTTTCCACCACCTTCAGGTGCCGCCGGGCGATCTGCGACGCCGCCAACGCGCTGCTGCAAGGCGGGCCGGTCACGATGATGCGGAGCATTCACGCCGACGGCGACGGCTACATCGAGGCGCTGCGCTACCGCAACGAAGCCGAAGAGCTGAAGGGCATTCTCGCGTGGGCGAAGCAGTGCAACGGCACCCGCGCCGTGCTTTGCCGCTACAACGCCGACGTGGCCCGCGTGGGCGCGTGGCTGCTGGCCAACGGCATGAAGGTGCGCATGCGCCGTGCCGAGCCCGACAAGCTGCTGGTGGCCGCCCTGCGGCTGCTGGCGAGCAAGCGCGACGCCAACCTGCTGGCCGCCCTGCGGAGTGAACTCGGCGAGCGTGCGGCAAAGCTGCCGCTGGTGGCCGATGCCGACGCCGTCGAGCTGCTGGCGCGAAGCGTGCGCGATGGCATGGGAAGCGTGCCGGCCGCGCTGAACATGCTCGGGGTGCCCGCCGAAGTGGCAGCCGATGCCGCGCCCGAGAGCGTGACCGTTTTCGAGGCGCTGGAAGCTTCCCTGCGGGGCGAGCGCCCGGGCGAAGCCGACGGCACCGAAGTGGTGGTGGGAACCGTGCACAGCGCGAAGGGGCGCGAATTCGACGACGTGCTGGTGGCGAGCTGCTACGCGCCAGGCAAGACCGCGGATCCCGACGAAGAGGCGCGGATTTTCTACGTGGCCATCACCCGGGCGAGAAACACCGCCACCGTGACCTTTGCCGACCGCCGGATTGACCCGCGCACCATGGCGGAAACCGAAGGAACCCCCAGCCCATTCATCGCCGCGGCGAACATCGAAACCACCGAAGACAAGCACGCATGAGCGACCGCATTTTTCAAAACATGGATGGCATCAACGCCATTTTCATTCACAGCAGCGTGGACGATGCGGGCCTTGACCCGTTCGCATTTCGGGTGCTGATGCATCTGAGCCGACGCGCAAACCACAAGGGCATGGCATGGCCGGGCATTGAAAGCATGGTGGAGACTACCGGCATCAGTGAACGCCGGATCCGCGAAGCCCTTCGAGAATTGGAGCGCCGGAAAATGCTTGTGACCACCCAAGCGCCGGGGAAGGGCAACCGGAATTTTTATGAACTTACGGCCGCCAGCGAGTGGATTTTAGAACCGGCACCACGTGCCGATTCGGAAGAATGCGGCACCACGTGCCGATTGGAACCGGCACCACGTGCCGATTCCTCTACTAGAGAAGGAAATCCAAGTGAAGGATATCCAGAAAAGGCGCAAGCGCCTGCTTCTTTGGGTAGAAATTCTAAAAAGTTTTTAGCGCCGGAAGCATGCGCCGCGATTCTGGACGAACTGGGGGACACCTTCAAAGCCCACCCGGTGTTTTGCCTGCGGCTGGGTGAATTCGTGGCCGAGCGATTCAAGACCCGCCGGGTGATGACCGAAGAGGCCGCCCACCGGTTGGCGGTGAAATTCGCGAAGCACGACCCCGAGACATGCGCCACGGCGCTGGAAACGAGTTTGGATCGCGGATGGACCGGGGTTTTCCCCGAAAGCGTGAAGGGTGACCGCCGGGGATCGAGCGGGCCGCACCTGAGTGCGCAAGCAACCTTGGGAGATTGGGGGTTTGGCGAAGCATGAACCTGACCGACCCCACCCGCTGCATGCTTTGCAGCAAGCCCCACCTGCAAACCGAAGAGCACCCGACATGCCCCGAGTGCGAGGCCTTGCCCGAGATTGACACCAGCGCCGACGAAGAGCGCCGGAATCGCGAGCGTGCCGAAGCCAGGGAACGCCTTTGGCAAACGAAGGTGCCCCGGGAATACCGCAACACCGAACTGGCGAAGCTTCCGACCCGTGCGGCCGAGCTTTTCCCACGGGTTGGCAACTGGGATTTCGCGACCGGCAAAGGCCTGACCCTGATCGGGCCGACCGGCCACGGGAAAACCCGGCTGGCGGTGCGGGCGATGAAAAGCGCCTTCGACCGCGGGGCCCGAGTGGAAATCCTGCGGTGCGCCGAAGTGCGCATGGAACTTTGGGAAAGCTTCGCGGCTGCCAGCAAGCTGGTGGCCCGTGCGAGCAAGCCCGACGTGCTGCTGCTGGATGACCTCGGGCAAGGTGCGAAGAGCGAACAAATCGACGAAGTGACCTTGGCCATCCTCGAGGCGCGAACCGCCGAAGGCCGCCCGACCCTGACAACCACGCAATTCAACGACACCCGACTGATCGAACGATTTTACAGGCCCGAAACCGGCGAAGCCATTGTGCGCCGCGTGGGCCAGCAATTCGCCACCATCCTCAACCTGACCCCAAAGCCATGACACCAAACGCCCGTGCGAAAATTTTCGCATCCCTGATTCTTTCCGTGCCGCTGCCAGCTTCCGCGCTGGTGCTGATTGCCATCGGCCCGCCATTCCCTGAAGGGTTTTTCGTAGCGTGCGCGGCTTTCACCACCGTGCTGGCGCTGGCGCTTGCCGGTGCCCGCGACTTCGACGGGATCCGCCGCGACTTCCACGGCGGTGCGCCAGCCTACTGGGTGCCGTGCACGGTGTGGCTGCTGGCGTGCATCTTTGCCGCTGCCGCCGGGTGGCTGCCGATGGCCGTCACGCTGGTGCGCTGGGTGGTTTTTTCGGCTGGGGCGCTGCATGCGCTTGCGGATTTCGGGTGCCGTGTCAAAAACCGCTGATCCATGAACACCCTGACACCAGACGAAACCGCCATCATGCACGACGTTGGCACCCTTATGGTGCGCACCATGGCGCTTGCCGCCCTGAAGCGCGACGAAGTGCGGATCGACAGCCGGGACATGCTCGGCCGGCCGCGCCACGTGCGAGTGAACATCAACGCCGACCCCGACGACGTGCCGCTGATTCTTGGCGGCCGTGGCACCAACGCCAAGACGGTGCGCGAACTCGCGGCGCTGGCGTGCCCTGCGGGTGCCTACATCGATTTGCACCTGGTGACCGCCGAAGAGGCGGGCGAGCGCCAGCCGCGTGATTTCGGCGACAGCACGGAATTGCCGCCCGACCTGGTGCGCGACATCGCCGACGTGGTGGCCCGCTGGCACTTGGCGCTTGGCGACGACATGCCGGTGGTGCGCCACGAAGCAACGCCGCGCTGCGACATCTGGCTGGTGCAAGGCCGGAACATTCCGGGCAGCGCCATGGGGAGCCTACGAAGGCTGATCGGGTGGGCCTGCAAGGTGCGTGGCCGCAACGGATTTGTGGAATGGGAAAACCCACGCTGAACACCCTGACCCGTGGTCGCCTGACCGCCTACCCGCACGACAACGTGCTGCGGTGGCGCGTGCAATCCAACAGCCGCCCCGACATCGAACACGTGGTGGACCTCGGCACGTGGCACGGCAACGGTTCATGCAGTTGCGAGCACTTCGAATTCCGGTTGGCACCGTTGCTTCGCGACGGCATCGGCCGGGCGGGAAAGGCGACCCGCTGCGGCCACATCATGGTGGCGCGTGAAGCCTTCGCCAACCACATGATTCAGATCCTGAGTGCGAAGGCCGCAGAGCTGGCCCGAGCCACCGAACCTTGCCCCGAGTGCCAGGGCGATGCCGAAGACATCGAAGGCAACCCCTGCCCGTGCTGCGAAGGTGCGGGGGCTATTTCAGCAGCATGATGCGCAAATTTTCGCACCCCCACGACCATGGCCGGAAAAAACAATGGAACCGCGTTTGAACGCGACCTGCAGACGATCTTCGACGCCTACCTTTCCCAAGGCCGGGCAAAAATTCACAAGGTGGATCCGCCCACGAAGGTGCTCGGCAGGAAGGTGCTTTTCCTGCCCAACGACTGGCTGGACTTCGCGGGCACGTGGACCGAACGCGGGGGCCGTGCGCTGGTGATCGAGGCGAAGACCACCCAAGAACCGACGCTGCCCCTCGGCGGTGAACGCGGGCTGACAAAAACCCAGTGGAACAACGCCATGGACTGGCAGCGGGCCGGTGCCGTGGTGCTGCTGCTTTGGGAATTCCGGGGCGAAATCCGGGTGACCACGCCCGCCATGGCGATGGCTGCTTGCCGCGAAAATGAGCGCAAAAGCCTGCGGTGGTGCGACGCCCACAAACTGCCCGTCGGCCATGGGTGGGTGAGATTTGACCCACTGACATGGGCAGCACGCTTGACAGACTGACCGAAACGGGCCACAAAAGGCGCATGGACACTCCAACGACCCCCAAGGAACTGAGCGACACCCAGCTTGCACCGCTGGTTGCATGGGCGCATTCCAACCGCGGCGCGATTGGCCGGATCGCTGAACGCATGGCCAAAAAGAGCGGCCAAGCCGTGAACCGCCACATGGTGGGCCGGTGGCTTGCCCAAGAGCCTGACAAGCGGATCCAGCCGAGCCACGGCTACGCGCTACTCATGGCCGACGTGGTGGCCGAGCTGCAAGACGAAGACCGCCAGCTTGATGCCGAGCGCCGCCGCACGGAACCCGCGCACGCCTGATTTTCCCAACCACCCCCAACCCCAAAACGACGACAATGCAAGACCACCCGATTGCGGGACTTTTCCCGCTGATTCCCGATGCCGAGCTGCAAGAGCTGGCCGAATCCATCCAACGAAGCGGACAGCGCGACGACATCGTGCTTTTCGAAGGCAAGATCCTTGACGGCCGCAACCGCTTTCGAGCGTGCGGCATTGCCGGGGTGAAGCCGCGCACCCGGGTTTTCGACCCGAAGAAAGACGGGCCGAGCCCGCTCCGCTTCGTGCTGGACCTCAACCTTTCCCGCCGCCACCTGAGCACCAGCCAACGCGCCGCGATTGCGGCCGAAAGCCTGAAGATCATGGAAAGCATGGCGAAGGCCGCAGCGGGTGCCAGCGCCACGCCGACGAAGCCCGCCCAGCTGAAGGCCTACGACCCGAGCGAAGCCGCCGACGAAGAGGGCGAAGCCGTGGTGACCGGGCCGACGGTGCCCCAGGCTGAAGCCATCGTCGAAGCCGGGAACCCCGACGACGACGTGCTGCCGGAAGACCGGCCGGAAGAAACCAAGCCGACGGTGGCAGAAACCGCGGCATCCATGGGCGTTTCCAAGCGGAGCGTCGAGCACGCCAAGGGCCTGACCCCCGAGCACCTCGAGGAAGTGAAGAGCGGCAAGAAAACGCTTCACGCCGCCAAGCAGGAAGAGGAAGCCGAAAAGCTGAAGGCACAGCGCAAGGAAGCCATCAAGCGCGTGGCCAAGGTGTGCGGGAAGGAATTCGCCGACGCCATGGCCCGCAACACCATCCTGAAGACCGTGAAGGAACTGGCGGCATTCCTCGCGTTGGATGACGACCAGATGCGGGCCGTTCAACCGCTGGTTTCGACCGGCTGGAAGGTGAAGAAAGCCCTTGCCCACGCGCTGGACGCCATCACCGGCGACAGCACGATTTCCGACCTCCTGAACAAAGCCATCGCGGCCGGCGGCGATGAATTCACCGTGGTGGTGAATGGCTGGGAAGTGACCGCCATCAACGTGGGAGCCAGCCACAACAGCGACGGCACCCCGGCGAAGAACCCCGCGAAAAAGTGACACCTTGTCGCCCGGGCGACCGGGCGCGGATAGAAACGAAAACCACCAACGCACCAACACCATGCCGAAAGCCACCACCGCCAAGAAAGCCGCCCGCCGCCGCAAAGTGATTTGCCGCGCCCTGACCTGCAACGTGCCGACCAAAAGCGCGAAATGGGATGCGCTCATGAGATTGAGCACGCCCGAGCTGAAGAACCTGCTTCGTGCCGCCGGGATCGGGATCCCGAAGGAAAAAGCCGCCATGGCCGACCGCCTTGCCGAGCATGAAGCCGTGGCGGTGGCCGTGACGACCGAAGCGGTCGTATTCGGCCGACCCGGCGCGAAATGATTCCTGAAGCCGCCCATTCCGGGGGGGATCGGCGGCAAGGAAAAGCGCCCCGGGTGGGAGACTGCCCGGGGCGCTTGATTTTCCCCCAACCTGATGACCAGCCAAGACGATGAAATTTACCCTCCGAGACTACCAGCAGCAGTTTTGCCGCGCCGTTGTGAACGCCTTCACCGTGGGCGCTGAAGGCCAAGGCCCGTTTGACAGGGTGCTGGGTGTGGCCGCCACAGGGGCGGGAAAAACCATCATGGCCGCCGCGCTGGTGTGGTGGATCACACGCCACCCGCGCCGCACCGGCCGGGTGCTGATGCTGGCCGACACCGACGAGCTGGTGCAGCAGGCCGCCGACAAGATTCTGGCGTCCACGGGGCTGATTCCCGACATCGAAAAGGCCGCCAGCATGGCCGACCTCGCCAGCGCCGTGGTGGTGGGCAGCATTCAGACCTTGAGCCGCCGCCTCGAGCGATGGCCCGCGGATCAATTCGACCTGGTGATTGCCGACGAAGCGCACCTTTCAATGGCCCGCAACTGGCAAAAGGTGCTGAAGCACTTCGGCGACGGTGGCGCGTGGGTGCTGGGGATCACCGCCACCCCCGAGCGCGGCGACGGGCAAAAGCTGATGCGCTACTATGAGCACATAGCCGCCGAAATTGGCCTTTTCGACCTGATCAACCGCGGGCACTTGGCACCCATCACCGTGCAAGTGTGCCCGCTGCAAATCGATTGCACGAAGCTGGCCAGCAAGACTTCGGGGCTGAACAAAGGCGACTTCGACGACGGCGAGCTGGAAGAGGCAATCGAGCCTTACCTCGAGGCCATTATTGACGAATGGCACACACACGCCGCCGACCGCAAGACCCTGATTTTTCACCCGAGCATCCGCGCCAGCCAGAAATTCACGGAAATGCTGCAAGCCCGAGGGGTGGCAGCCGCCCACGTTTCCGGGCAATCGAAAGACCGCAAGGCCGTGCTGAAGGCCTACGAAGAGGGGCGTTTTCAGGTGCTGAACAACGCACAGCTTTTGACGAAGGGCTACGACTGCCCGGACATTGCATGCGTGATCAACCTGCGGCCGACGAAGAGCCGCACCCAGTATCTGCAAATGGTGGGCCGGGGCACGCGCACCGCGCCGGGGAAAACCGATTGCCTGCTACTGGACTTCCTTTGGCAATTCCAAGAGCTTGGCATCATGCGGCCGGCCGCGCTGGTGGCCAAGGGTGACGAGCACGAAGCCGCGGTGGCCAGTGTCATGGAACGTGGCAAGCGCCTGACCCTCGGCGAAGCCAGCGAAGAGGCCGAGCGGGAACGCGAACAACTGATCATCCGCCAACTGAAGCGGGCGGCCGAGCGTGGGGGCCGCCAGGTTTACGACGCCCGGGTGCTGGGTGCCGTGCTTCACCAACCCGAGCTGATCGACTACGAACCACGGGCGAAGTGGGAAAAGCTGCCGCTGACCCCGGGCCAGCGCCGGTTTCTGGAAAACAACGGGATCGACCCCGGCACCGTGCGCGGGCTCGGCCACGGCGCGAAGATCATGCACACGCTGGCCAACCGCAGGAACCACGGCATGGCCACGCCCAAGCAGGTGGCGGCCCTTGCCATGGCCGACGTGCCACAGCCGCACCAAATGACCTTCAGCAGCGCCTTGGAGCGCCTGCAAGCCCTGATCGACGCCGCGCCAGCCGAAGGGCTGGAAGCACCGGCGAAGGCCTACAGCGGGCCAGCCGTGGCGCGTGGCGTGCGAATCGATGATTGAACGATGACACCCCCCGAAATCATGCACACGCCAGACGACCACAAGGAAGACGGCACCCCCGTTTTCGATTCCATCCAATGGGAACGCCCGATGGAACTGCAACACGCGCTGATGGCAGGCACCATGCCGGTGCCCTGCTGGATCCGCATCGGCCGCACCTGCATGCGGATCACCACCGAAGACGTGCAAGCAGTGTGCCGCGGCATCCTGCTTTCCAGCCTGATGCGTGCCGAATGACCGCTGAAGAGCCAGTGCCAGGCCCCCACAACGTGGAGATTCAAGACATCCCCGGCCACTGGGATTCCGTTTTCGTGGCCGACGACCTGGTGGAAGCCGCACGGGTGGCTTCCTACATCGTGAAGCGCGACTGGCGGGTGCGGCAAGACGAACGCCGCGTGCGCATCCTTGCAGCCGACGGCCGCGAATGGTAAAGCGTGGGCATGAACCACGACAGCGTGCCACTGGTGATCTTCGAAACTGGCGAAGAGGCCGTGAAACACGGGCCGGGCGGCGCATCGTGGGCCGACGACGAAGGCCACCTTTTCGTGATGATTCCGGGCACTGGGCCGCACCTTGACGCCATCCCCGTGACCCGCGACCAGCAACGGGCACAAACCGAAGCCCGCACGTGGCTTCTGACCGGCGACCGCATGAAGCCCACGCTTCACCCGAGCTTGCACGTGCCAGACCGGTGGCATGGATGGCTGCGCGACGGCCATCTGGTTTCCTGCTGATGCGAAAATTTTCGCACGAAAAAGAAAAGTGCCGAAAAAGGCACAAAAGGGATTGACACAATCACCGGGGCCGGTTATTGATTGCGCCGTGATGAGTGCAACGACGACACCCGACCCGGCAAAAGCAGCGGCACAGCAGGCCGCCAAAAAGGCATTGGAACTGATCGAGCAAGCCCAAACGCTGCTTTACCAAGCCGCGCAAGTTGCGTGCCCCCTGCAAGGGTGGGCCGACCAGTGGACTTTGATCGGCGACCACGCCGACGCCACCAAGGCGCTTTGGCACCGGGTGAACGATGCTCCACGACCGATTGGACACGACGGTTTTTGATTTCCCCAACCACCCCCCGGAACAAAGCCCGGGCGTGCCAGCCCCCCGAACACGCCCGGGCAACTCCTTTCCCACGATGAAGACCACCCCGACAGTTGCCCAAGCCGAAGCCATGCTGATGGCACAGGAAAGCGGCACCGACACCCTGAACCGCCATCAAGGCGGATTGTGGGCACCACCCACGGCGCTGCTGGACGGCACCGGGCAGCCCGTCGAGCACTGCGGCACGCCCACGGTGCTGGCGATGATCCGCAAGGGGCTGGTGCACGTGACGGCGACCAGCCGCAACCGCCTCGGGGAATTCCCCACCCAAGTGAAGCTGACCCCTCTCCCGTAAACCAACAATGAAAACGCACCAACAAATGCAAGAAGCCACCCTGATGGAAAACCCACTGGTGGCACTCCAAACCCGAGACGAAAACGGCGGCCGGAACGCTTGGCGAACCGACCGCGTGTTTATTGACGACGACGAAGCCGAGGCTTTCCTCGCGCCCCAGCGGCACCGATACCCGGAAGCCGACAAGGACGTGAACTGGAAGCTTTACGCCATCCCCGCAGCGGGATCGCTGGCCACCATCGTGAAGGAAGCCCGCGACGAAGCGGAAGCCGCCGCCAACTTCGAAGCCGAAACCGAAGGCATGGAAGTGGAAGTGGCCACGCCCGTGGCGGTGATCGGTAGCGGTGGCCGTGTGGCCGTGCCCGCTGAAGGCCAGCAGCCGGATCCGTTCGACCGCCAGCCCGAAGAAACGCCGAAGGCCCCCGAGTTTTCGGCGGATGACCGCGGCAACGTCGTGGACTTCTACGACGCCGAAGGCGAGCCGGTGGGCAAGATCGACCGCGAAGCCGAAGTGGACGGCGTGCCCGACCGCAAGACGTTCGAAGCCTACCACAGCGCGGAAGCCCTCGAGGCATGGATGCGTGCCAACGGCTACGGCGAAGAGCTGGACGAAATCCGCGCCGGATACCCGAAGGCCGAGCCCACCGAAGGCACCGAAGCCGCCCCCCAAGGCTGAACCCAAACCCGCCCGGCGGCGTGATCCCCCCGCAGCGCCGCCGGGCAACCCCTTTCCCAACCGATGACACCGACGACAACACCGCAAGACCTGGTGCAACACCCAGCGAACCGCCGCGACCCACGCGACATCACGTTTCCCGTGAAATTCCGCAACACCTACCCGGGCAAGTGCGGGGGATTCTACGCATGGGTCAAGGAACTGGCCCAAACCCTGACCGAAGCCACGCCACCCGACCGCACGGGGATCCTTCAGCACCATGGCTTTTGGCATTTCAACTGGCGGGGACTGACCGTGCGCATCGCGCCGCACCAGCAGCCCGGCACCATGGTGGTGGTGCTTGAACGCAACCTGAAGCGCCCCGAGTGGAAGCAAGCCCACGGGCGCACCACTGGCGGGGGATTCAAAGCCCGCACGTGGAAGCGCCTGCAGGCGGCCACGGCGCTGGCGTTCAATTCGCAGATTTACACCCGCGCCAACGGCGAAGACGGGAACAACAACACCAGCATCATGATTTCCGCGCCGGCCGCGCTGCGATGGATGGAAGGCCTTGTGGCCAACTACCGGGCGGTCCCCAACTGCTTCAAGATGACCGACGACGAAAAGGCCCGACTGAAGGCCGTCGACGAATGGGCCCGCGGCGTTTCCGAAGTGGTGAACCGCCGGTGCCGCCCACCCTATGCCGAGTATCACCGGATCGACGCCGCCACCGCCGAAGTGGGAGCTGGCCCGCTGAAAGGCGAGACGATCACCATCAAGGGCCGGATTTTCAACCCGGCCGACTACCCGGCCGACCAAAGGGCCGATGCCTTCCAAGCCGCCATCACGCGGATTTTCAACACCGCCGAAACCTACTTCCCCGAAGGCAAGCAGATCGGCATCACCCTGACCCCAAGCCCCGAGAAATGACCACGACCACACCAGACATCCAAGCCGAAGCATTCAACGCCAGGGTGAAGCCCGGCGAGTGGATCCGCTACCGCGAAATCAAGGGCGAAGGCCCCGGCAAACTCTACAAGACCCGGGCGCAAGCCTACGTGATGAGCGGCCACAGCGCCGTGGTGCACCTGCATGGCAAAAGCGGGTGCGTGCACGTCGACCACTGCGACTTCGTGCAAGATCAGGAAGCCGCGGCACAGCACGCCATTCAGGAGCTGGCCAAGGCCGCAGCCGAAGGGAAGCCCGCACCGATTGCCGCCAACACGATGAAGGCCAGAACCTACCAACTTCCGCCACCGCTTTACATTGGCGGCGAATTCAGAAGAGACGGCAATCTGATTTACAACCTGCAAGAGACGGGCGACCCGAGGCACCCATACGAAAACGACGTCACGCTGAACGTGGTGGCACACCACCTGCCACGGGAAACGCAAGACGCCATTGTCGATTCCATGGTGAACGCTGCAAACGCTGCATTTTGCCCAAGTGCTGCAAAGCACCCAGCCGACTACCTACTTGCCAGCGTGAAGCACTCGAACACCGGCGACCCGCTGGTGGCATGGTGGCGACCCGAGGGGCGCGGATACACCACCAGACTTTCGGAAGCTGGCACCTTCACCCATTCGGAAGCACTGGGCCACGAATACAGCAGCAACGCCACCGTTGCCATACGACTGAGCGACCTCGGGCACAGGATGGCAATCAACAGCGAAACCGACCCTGAAGCCGACGGGGATCAATACCCATTCACGGGAAGCAACAAAAGGTTTCTGGAAACCCTGCTGGCTAATAGCTGCGAACGAAGGGGAATCAAGCCATGCCTTTGAAACAAACGGCCGAGCCACCGGCCGCGAAAACGCCCGACCCATGATCACCTTCGAAGACGGTCCCGCCAAGGGTGAAGCCCTGACACTGGCACGCGCCCCGTTCCTGCTTCGCGTGGTGATCGATGCCGACGGCAAGGTCGATGGGCTGGACCAACTGACCGACAAACCCAGCGCCACCGAAGCCGTGCACGTTTACCGCCGCATCGGCAGCGCGGGCACCGCCCACGTGGACCGACGCGACCCCAAGACAGGACGCCGCACGGGCCATTGGATGGCCTTCGCGAAATACCGCCTCGCACGGATCCAACCCGACGACCACGCCGCCAGGCACACCGACGCATGGCAGCAGTGGGCAACCACCAACGCCAAAAACGCATGAAGCCAAGACGCATTCAACTGCAACGCCGCAAGGGCTGGAAGAAACCCGAAAACACCGTGGTGGTTTCCCGCCCGAGCCAGTGGGGCAACCCCTACGTGGCAGAGCCCGCACCGGCCGGTGGCTGGCTGGTGGCCGTCGTGGGCGACCGCAAGACCGACGCCCGGGTGAATGACATCGCCCGGGAGATAAACGCCACAGCACCGTGGCCGAGCCGCGCCGCAGCCGTTCGAGCGGCCGTCGAGGCCTTCCGACGCTACCACGACAACGAACTTTCCCGCCAAAGTGCGCGGAAACACCTCGGCGGGTGCAACCTCGCATGCTGGTGCCCCATGGGCAGCCCGTGCCACGCCGACGTGCTGCTGAAAATCGCCAACGACTGAACTCCAACGACATGCAGAAAACGCCCATTATTCCGAAACGCACCACAGGCCGAATTCCCCGAGCCGCTGGCGGTAGAAATGCAGGCCGCCTGGCCGCCGCAGAAATTCCGGCCGCCCCGAAGCCCGCGCCGACCATCTGGCCGGATGGGGGGATTGGCCACCCCTGCGGGCACGAAAGCAGTTTCTTCGACGGGTGCCGAGCCACCGACGTTTTCGGCTGCCCGACTTGCGGGCTCCGCTGGCGGGTGGTGACCGGCCCGCCGATTCTTCACCCGAGCGGCTGGGTTGAGCCAGGCAAGCGCACCGTGGTGATCGACGAACAAATGGACCTCCCGAGACTTTCCCCATGAACACCGACCGACC